ATGACGCCGCTTGCCCTGACCCCGCCGGCCGAGGAGCCGGTCTCGCTGGCCGAGGCGCGCGCCTTCCTGCGCCTTGAGGAGGCGGCGGAGGACGATCTGCTGGCCACGCTGATCACGGCCGCCCGGCTGATGGTGGAAGCCGCGTCCGGGCGCCTGCTCGTCGATCAGAGCTGGCGCATCGTAATCGATCGCTGGCCGCAGGGCGGCGCGCTGCGGCTGCCGCTCGCACCCGTCTCTGCGATCACGGCTGCGCGGGTTTATGACGCACTCGGCATCGCCCAGCCGGTGGAGCCGTCCGCGCTGCGTCTCGACACCAGCGCCGATCCGCCGCTCCTGCAGGTGGTGGGGGAGGTGCCGGAAATCGGCCGGGCCCAGGGCGCGATCGAGATCGATGTCGTGGCCGGCTTCGGTGCGACTGCGGCCGCGGTTCCGGCCCTGCTGCGACAGGCGATCCTGCGCCTGGCCGCGCGCTGGTTCGAGCATCGCGGCGATGTCGTCGGGCGCGATGCGGAGGCGCTGCCGCCCGAGATCCTGGCGCTGATCGCGCCGTTCCGCCGCGCGAGGCTCTGAGCCATGGCGCCTTCGAATCAGGAACGGGCCCCCGTCGGGGCGCTGCGGCGGCGGCTTCTGCTGGAGGCGGCGGTGGCGACGCCCGACGGTCTCGGCGGAACGACGCAGGCTTTCTAGACCGTCGCCGCCGTCTGGGCCCAGCTCGAATGGCTTGCCGGCGGCGAGCACTGGCGCCGCGGCCGGCCCGAACAGGCCGCGACGCACCGCGTCACCCTGCGCTGGCGCGCCGGGGTCGATGCCGGCCAGCGCCTGCGCGAGGGCGACCGCCTCTTCGACATCCGCGCGGTGGCCGACCCCGATGGCGGCCGGCGCCGGCTGGTCTGTCTGGTGCAGGAGATCGGACCGTGAGCGACTCCATTCTGGCCCTTCGCGCCGCGATCCAGGCGCGGCTCGAAACCGATCCAGGCCTCACCGCCCTGATCGGCCCCGCCCGCATCCATGACGAGGCGCCGCGGGGCGCTGGCGGCACCTACATCGTGCATGGCGAGGTCGAGGCGCGCGACTGGTCGACCGGCAGCGACAGCGGCTGCGAGCAGGAGTTCGGCCTCACCGTCTGGGCCGGCGAGAGCGGCTCGTTGCGGCTGGCGCTGGAAGCCGCCGCGCGCATCGTCGCTCTGCTCGACGGGGCCGGTCTCACGCTGTCGGGCCACCGGCTGGTCAATCTGCGCTGGCGCTCGAACCGCCTGGCCCGCGACGCCGTGACCGGCCTGGCGTCCGTCGCGATCCGCTTCCGCGCGGTGACGGAAGCGCTCTGATTTCAAGCATACCGTGATGAGGGAGAGGCCGGATGTCGGCACAGAAGGGCAAGGACCTGCTGCTCAAGGCGGCGGATGCGGGCGGGGTGTTCGTCACCGTCGCCGGGCTGAGGGCGCGCCAGATCGCCTTCAATGCGGAGACGGTGGATGTCACGCATTCCGAATCCGCCGGTCGCTGGCGCGAATTGCTGGCGGGAGCCGGCATGCGCCGCGCCGCGATCAGCGGCGCCGGCATCTTCAAGGACGAGGCCTCGGACGCGCTGGTCCGCCAGATATTCTTCGACGGCGTGATCCGCGACTGGCAGGTGATCGTGCCCGATTTCGGCACCGTGACCGGCCCGTTCCAGCTCTCGAGCCTGGAATATCGCGGCGACCATGCCGGCGAGGTCACCTTCGACCTGTCCCTGGAATCGGCCGGCCAGCTCGCCTTCACGGCCCTCTGAGGAGACGGCGATGATCAACCGGCACCGTGGCGACACCGCGCTGATGGTCCAAGGCGAGGCGCTGCCGATGCGGCTGACACTGGGCGCGCTCGCCGAACTCGAACACGCCTTCAGCGTCGACAGCCTGCCGGCGCTGGGCGAGCGCTTCGCCTCCGGCCGGCTATCGGCGCGTGACGTCGCGCGCATTCTCGGTGCCGGGCTGCGCGGGGCCGGCGCCACGATCGACGATCGCGAGGTCGCCGAACTCGGTTTCGATGGCGGCCTCAACGGCGCCATCAGGGCCGCCATCGCTCTGCTCGACGCGACCTTCTCCGATCCCGCCGCCGAGCCCATCGCCGGCTGCGGCCCGCAGGAGACGCCGCCGCGCCCTCCCTCGCCGCCGTCGGCCTGAAGCCGGCGGCGGCCCCCTTTCCCTGGGGCGAGGTCATGGCGTTCGGGCTCGGGCGGCTGGGCTGGCCGCCTGCCGTCTTCTGGGCCGCCAGCCCGCGCGAGATCGCCGCGGCGCTGCGGGCGCACCAGCCTGCCGGAACGGGGCAGGCGCCCGGTCGCAGCGTGATCGAGGCCCTGATGGCGGCCCATCCCGACGACCCGACCGGGCCTGCTTCAAACCCTATCTCCGAGGTGCTCCATGCTCGATGACGAGATCGACCTGTCCTCCCGCCTCTCCGACCTGCGCGCGCTCGGCTCGCTGACGCAGAGCCTCGACAAATCCGCCGCGAGCTTCGGCAGATCGATCACCAACGCCTTCGCCAAGGGCATCGTCGAGGGAAAGCGCTTCGAGGACGTGCTGCGCAGCGTCGGTCGCTCGATCACCGAAACGCTGCTGAAATCGGCGCTGAAGCCGCTCCAGTCCAGCCTCTCCAACCTGCTGGGGACGGGGCTCAAGGGGCTGACCGGCCTGTTCGGCGGTGTCGGCCTGGGAGGAGGGAGCGCCGCTCCGGTCGCCCCCTTCGCCGAAGGCGGGGTGATCGCCTCGCCCGCCTATTTCCCGCTCGGGCGGGGGCTCGGGCTGATGGGCGAGCGCGGGGCCGAAGCGATTCTGCCGCTGTCGCGCGGCGCCGACGGCAAGCTCGGCGTCCGCTCCTCGGCCGAGACGCGCCGCCCGCTCAACGTCGTCGTTCAGGTCTCCACACCGGATGCCGACAGCTTCCGACGCTCGGAGGCACAGGTGTCGGCCGCGATCGCGCGGGCCGTCGCCCGCGGCGGTCGCGCGCTCTAAACGGGGGGCTCATGAGCGATTTCCACGAGATCCGCTTTCCGACCGACATCGCCCGTGGGGCGCGTGGCGGGCCCGAGCGCCTAACGCAGATCGTCGCGCTCGCGTCGGGCCGCGAAGTGCGCAACAGCCGCTGGGCCCATTCCCGCCGGCGCTACGATGCCGGCCTCGGCATCCGCAGCCTCGATGCGCTGGCGGAGGTCGTCGCCTTTTTCGAGGAGCGCCGCGGCCGGCTCTACGGCTTCCGCTGGCGCGATGGCCTCGACTGGAAGAGCTGCCCGCCCTCGCAGGGCCCCACGGCGACCGACCTGGCGATCGGCACCGGCGATGGCCTTACGGCGAGTTTCCAGCTCTGCAAGCATTACGGCACGGGCCTGGCGACCTACCGCCGCCCGATCCGCAAACCGGTTCCCGGCGAGGTCATGGTCGCGGTCGATGGAACGGCCGTCGACCCCGCCCACGTCACCTGCGACGCAACGAACGGTCTGGTGACCTTCGCAGCCGGCCATGCGCCCGCGCCGGGCGCCGTGGTTACGGCGGGCTTCCTGTTCGACGTGCCGGTGCGCTTCGACATCGACGCGATCGAGATCGACCTCTCGGCCTTCGAGGCCGGCGAGATTCCGCGGATTCCGGTCGTCGAGATCCTGTTCTGAAGCCCTGCAGGAGCTGTCCCATGCGCGCGATCCCCGAGGCCCTGGCCGACCATCTGGCCCAGGGCGCGACCACGCTTTGCCGCTGCTGGAGCCTGACGCGGCGGGACGGTCTCGTCCTCGGCTTCACCGACCATGACGGCCCCCTCGTCTTCGACGGCGTCACCTTCGCGGCGACGACCGGGCTCGAGGCGGCGGAGATGAGCGCGGAGCTCGGCTTCGCGGTCGGAGGCGGCGACGTCTCCGGCGCGTTCGCGGCGAGCGGACTGAACGAGGCCGATCTCGCCCGCGGGCTCTATGACGATGCCAGGGTGAGGCTCTGGCTGGTCAACTGGGCCGATCCCGCCCAGCGCCTCCTTATCGAAACCGGCTTCGTCGGCGAGGTTCGCCGCAGCGACGGCGCCTTCACGGCCGAGGTGCGGGGGCTGGCCAAGGCCTTCGACGAGGAGCGCGGGCGGCTCTACCTGCGCTCATGCTCAGCCGATCTCGGCGATGCCCGCTGCGGTGTCGCGCTAGCTCCCGCCGAAGCCGCCGTGATGACGACGGACGGCCGGTTGAGCCTGACGGCGACGGCGCTGGCCGCCTTCCCGGACGGATACCTCACCGGCGGCCGGTTGGTCTTCACCGGCGGAGACGCCGTCGGTTTTGCGACCGAGGTGAAGCGCCACGCCGCGACCGGAACGGATGCCGCCCTCGAACTCTGGCAGGCGCCGCCGGCGGCGATCAGGCCGGGCGATCCCTTCATGTAGCGCGAACAATCGAATGGCAATCAGCGAACAATCAAATGGCAACAGATCGAAATGCTGTCGTCCGCGTTGGCCAACTCTTTAGGGCAGTTCGTCACTCCCTTTGATCGTCGACCCAGCGACTGGACGATCAGAGAGCTTTGTGCCCCCGAGCGGCGCCTTTCACTCAAAGCTCCTCCGCTTGGTTGTACGCGAGACCATGCCAAATCGATCAGATAGCGGCCCGGATGGATGGCTCATGCGACGTTGAATACCGATCTACGATCGCCGAGGCGGTCATCGAAATGAGCAACAGGACCAGCGCTATCATCGCCCCGGTGGAGATGATGAGAGAGGTAGGGACGAAATAAAACACGACCGTCGGCAGGAGGCCAACCAACGCCCCACTGCACAGGAAGACGGCGAAGTCGGCCCTGGTCGGACCCCTAACCCGAAACATGCATACGATGGCTGCCAGCGCCACGAACGCCAGCCATTGACGTTTTACAAGCTGTAGCGATGCCCTGAACAGGTACGCGCCCGCAAACTTCATGCCGAAGACGACCTTGCCAGCTACTTCGAGAGGGCGTCGCGTTAGCAGGTGCAGGTACATGCTGCGGGCGGCCGCTTCATACTGGGTGACATCGAATCCAGGATAACCGAACGTGTTGGGGACATACCGCTTTGCCCATTCCTGCTCCAAACGCGGATCGTCACGCTCGCGCATCCACTTGATGACGCCCGCGACAGCGGCAGGGTCGGTCAGCCCGTCCACATAGCGCTTCCCGAGCTTGGTATCCGCCAACCCCATCAGCAGATTGTGCCAAACGGTACGGGTGCCCTGCTCGGCAAAGTAAGCCGGATGGTGCGTAGCACGCATGTAAAGCTTGCCAGCCAAATGCCCTGCGATCAGCAAACCGAAAATCACGGCAAGCCGGACCATTGCTTGGCGGTCCGCTGTCCCCCGAAAGCGATCGACCGACAGAGACACCAGCATTGCAATCGCAACCACCAGTCCCGCTGTGAGGGCTGACGAGCGAATGAGTACGATTGCATAGAGATAGAGAACGTGTGCGGCCGCGAAAAATACCCAGTTGCGCCGTCTGTTTTTGAAGAGGAGGAACAGGCCGCAGGCCGGCAGGAGAGCAAGCACATCGAAGCCGCGACTCTCTGTGATGTTGGCGGCTGGATTGCGGGGCACGCTCGTTAGAACGTCCCGAAAATCAGCCGTCAGGAACACCAGATACCAGCTGGCGACGCAGCACCCTGCCACGAGACAAAGGACCGGCACGAAATTTTGCGGCCGCGCCCTTTCCTGGCAGGCCAGCAACATCGCTCCGGCGCCCAAGAGAACGAAGTATCCCATGATGAGCGCGGCGTGGCGCGGCCCAAACAGCGCGAAGGACGCAACGACGAACTCGCCCAACCCTCGGTCGTCGGCACCCCAAAAATAGAGATTTGTGCGGTCCAGCACCTTGACCTGAAGCGCTCTTCGAATGGAGGCGTCAATGCCATCGGGAGGGTAATGTCCGCCGAAGGCGTAGAACACGTTGGCGATCTCGGAGAGCGCTGTGTGATCGGCGTTATGACCATGATAAAGATACGATATCGCGGTCGGTAGCGCGTGAAGATACATTCGCCCGGAGATGTTCTCATTGAACAAGTTCAGCCGCGCCAAAACAATGGCCGAAAGCACCAATATGGCGAAAACCAGCCACAGGAAGAGATTACTAGAGTCAGCAACCTTCGATTTGGCGGGCGCATTTGCTAAAGTTGGCGAAAAACGGAGGCGGTGCATTGGGGGTCTCTCGATAGCCTTTTTATCCGAGACCTGATCAGTCCGTTTCCCGTCCTGAGAAGCCGCGCAGGAACTCACTCTGAGGCAGTCTACACAACCATACTGAAGCTCCCAAGTCGTCGTTCGAGGCATGTCGGCTTCCACGGACCTGCTCACGGCTGGTCAAGTTGTCGTAAGCGATTCGACGGATGAGGCCGTGCCGCAATAATGACCTCCCGCACCGGCTTTGTGTTGCCCCCTCCGCCCGCCTGATAGCTCAGCTCGACCGTCTCGATCGAGGCCCAGGCGAACAGCTCGCGCACCTCGGGCACGTCGTTCAACGACAGGATGAAGCGGCCTTGAAGGCCCTGTAAAGCAGTGCTGAGGCGCTCGAAGTCGGATCGCTCGAATAATCCCCGGCCATAGTAGTGCTCCGTGCCCCAATAGGGCGGGTCGAGATAGAACAGCGTCTTCGGCCGGTCCCAGCGCTGGATGAACGCTTCCCAGCCCAGGCTGTCGATCCAGACGCCGGCGAGGCGCTCGTGGACGGCCTCCAGCATGGGCACGAGGCGGGTGATGTCGAAGCGCGCCGGCGAGTGCGTGTCGATGCCGAAGCTGCGGCTGGTGACCTTGCCGCCGAAGGAGAGGCGCTGGAGATAGAGGAACGGCGCCGAGCGCTCCAGGTCGGTGAGCGTGGCGGGGTCCTGGGCGGCCAGGCGGGCGAACTCGGCCCGGCTCGTCACCTGCCATTTCAGCATGTCCAGGAAGGCCTGGTAGTGACGCTGGAGCACGCGAAAGAAGGTTGCCACGTCCTGCGAGGCGTCGTTGATCGCCTCGACCTTGGGTCGGCTCGGCCGGCGCAGGAAGACGCCGCCCATGCCGACGAAGGGTTCGGCATAGAGTTCGTGCTCGATGCCGCTGATGCGGGCGATGATCGTGCGGGCGAGCTGCTTCTTGCCGCCGACATAACCGGCCAGCGGGTTAACCGGGATCACGGAATCCATTTGTGCTGCAGTCCAGAATCGTCGCCCAATCAGGCGCGGCCTCGGCCGCCGTGACGGGCGATGTGATCTTGCTCTCGTCGGGCGGCGCTCCCTGCAAGTTGAGCCGCCGGAGCCCTTGGGCTCCCCTGTCACGCTTCCAGAACTAGCCCGCCTGGTGGATGAAGGCCGGCGCGCCGAACGCCTAGACTGCTGGGAAATTGGCCCGCACCTGTTCGAGTCTCCCCTGGGTTTCAACCAGCAGCTTGGGATGTTCGTCCTCCGGGCGGAGGCGCTTCTGCAGGAAATGCCAAAGGAGCTGGGCTGTGAGCGATTTCGCCCGCGTTGCACTGATTACAACACGCTGAAACTCAGGCTCGCCGAACACGTCCTTTTCTTCGACGGTGATTTCAATAAGGCCGGGGCGCCCCGAGAGGATGGCCGATTGAAACCTGGCGCCTTCACTGACTTTCCGCAGGACGGCCTGGCCTGGGAGATTTTCAGCCCGAAGCCATATGCCATGAGCGAAGTTGTCGCGCATTCCTCGGAACGACTTCGTCTCCTTCAGGACCCCCTGCAGCAAGGCGAGCTCCTCAGCACCGAGCTTTTGCTTAGCCACACTGAGAATTGCTTTTTCCTGGGAATCGGCTCCCCGCACGTTTGCCCAGACGGTGAGCGCGGCGTCGATCTCTGTCTGCATCAGCAGCGCGAGCAATGTCGCGAAGTCCACCTCGATGGCCGAGCCCGTCGATATCGTGATTGCAATCGCATCATGGGCACCAGGAACCCCTGCCAATGCGGTATGGCCCTGGGACCAATTGAAAAGCTTGATTGGCATCTGCGTCGCTCCACACTTTCGGGGAGTTGTTCCCCGGCTCGGCGCTGGGCTGGCAATGCGCCGGGTGGGATCAATGCCGATGGCTAATGCCGCCGGCAAGGTTTTGACCTTGTCTTCGACGGCCCTGTCGAGACTCGCCAAGTCTGTGCGTGCGGTGTTCATCGGGCCCTCCTCAGGCGGCCGCGAAGGCGGCGTCGATGTCGGCGAAGGCGGTGATCTCGCCGGCCTCGATGTCGGCCGTCAGCGCCAGTTCGAGGTCGAAGGCGCCCTGGACATGGGCGAGCGCCGCCATGATGGCTCCTTGCATGTCGGCGTTGCTCACCGCCCGCGGCACGCCGTCGGCGAAGTTGTAGGTTGCGCCATCGCTGCGCAGGCCCAAACTGATCGCGGTCAGCGTGGCGTGCAGCGTCGCGCGCTCGTCACCCCGCGCGGTCGAGACCAGCACCGGCTGCCCGCCGATCATGGCCGTGACGCCGGCGATCTCGCGCTGCCAGCGCTGGTTTTTCAGCCTGGTGATCAGCTCAGCTCGAGTGGGAGGCGCCGGTGGCGGCGGCGCAACAAGCTCGCCCGCTTTCAGCAGCCAGCCCTGTGTTACCTCTGCTCCGCAAGGGCGGCAGGCCGCGACAATTTCCGGGTGGAACAGCTCGGCAAAATCCTCGCCATCGGGCGAGGACATGATCTCGACGACAACGCCGTCGGCGATACGGGCGAAACGCTGCATGTAAGCCGCTCCCTACCAGATCAGCAGAATGGCGCCGGCCTGCCCATTCTGCGCGTTGAACAGACGGGCCGCGCCGCCGGAGCCGATCGGATTAAGGCCCGTCCCAGAATCAATCGGCTGGTTCCCCATCAAGGGTGCAGCGCCGCCGATCGCCGCCGAGACGTCCGAGTTGATGATGTCGCCGCCATAGCCGCCGGGCAGGTTGACATCGCCGCCGACACCATTGCCGCCCGCGCCTGGTCCCGCCGTGGCGCCGGCACCACCTGTCGCGGAGAAGAGCGCTCCGAAGGAGGTCGTCCCTCCTGTATTGCCATTTCCGCCGCCCGTGGCACCTGCCCCGCCTGCACCGACCGTCGCGCCTGTAGGAGTGGGAGGGCAATTAAAGCTCTTCATTGAAAATCCACCACCGCCGCCGGCAGCACCATAGGTTCCGGCATCGGAGGCCGCACCACCCCCCGCTCCCCAGAGGAGGCCCAGTATTCGATCGTGAATGGTCAACCCATAGGCCGTTGGGTTGAAGGTGCCGGACGCGGTAAACATCACCATGCCACGGAACGACACACCGCCGCGGACGCGCGAGCCGGCGTCGATCAGTTGCACCCGCGTTCCGTCATAGAGGCCGGTGCGCACCGCACCCTGGATCAGCTCGCCCGCCAGCATCGGCGCGTTGTCGCCGGGATAGACGATGTCCTTGGTGCCGGGCAGTCCCGTGATGGCGAGATTTGCGGCACCGGTATTGGTGGTCGAGACGACGAAGCGGAACGGCGTGCCGGTCAGTTCGTCCCAATCCTCCGGTTCCGGGTCAAGCGTCGCGGTCAGGGCATCGGCCGAGCCGCCGATCGTCGGGATGAAGTTCGGGCGCTGGGACCGGACGGCGAGCAGCAGCTGATAGAGTTTGGCGGCGTCGGGAGAGAACCCGCAGGCCTCGATCAGCGCTAAGATTTCTTCCTGCTGGGCGTTCATATGGGCGGCGGTGACCACCGTGCCCGGCAGCCCCGCAACGGTGTCCTTCGAGCGGAAGCCGCGCCTGCCGCCGCCGATGTCGACGGCTGTCGGATGAATGATGCGATCCATCAGGCTTCCTCGTAGTTGAAGACGACTTCGGTGTGGGCGGGCTTGACCCGCCGGATGTCGCATTCGACGTCCGACAGGATCAGGTCGTAGAGCCGGTCGCCGGCCTGGCCCGCACCGGCCTCGAACAGCGTCTCGCCGATCAAAGCGAGATGGACGGTCCAGATGAACTGCTCGGGCGGCTCGACGATCTCGTCGCCGCAGACCATCTCGCCGGCGTAGGAGACCCGGTTCTCGCTGATCGTGATCGCGACGCCGCGCTTGGCAGCGAGCGCCACGAAGTAAGGGATCGAGGCGCCGCCGCGGGCGGTCCAGCGCTGGTGGGCGAGCTGCCGGCGCTGCTCCAGCGACATCGTCGAGGGATCGCGCCCGCACGGGTCCGGCCCCAGCACCCGCTCGAAATCCGGCAAGAGGAGCGTCGCCGTGCGCGGGTCGATCTCCTCCATCATCGCCTCGGCGGTCGCCTCAACTGCGGCGAGGCCCTGTGCGAGCGGCTTGAAGAGCGTTTCAAAGGTGCTGTCGGGCGCGTTTGGAGCGAGATGCGGCCAGACCCAGCCTTGCGGGGCGTGCGCCAACAGATCGGCCTGGACCTGGTCGGGACTGCGGCTCACGACCAGGCCTCCCAGGTGATGGCGCCCAGCAGCGGCAGCTCGCGCGGCGCGGGCGCGATCGCCGCGGCCGGGCTCTCGATGCGATGGGCGTATTCGCCATTGGCGGCCGAGACGGCTTCCGAGATCCGCGACAGCTCCATGCGCCCGCCGATCGTCGCCTCCCGCGCGAAATGGTCGGCGAGCGCGGCCTGCGCGGCGGCGCGGTTGGCGAGCGTGTCGGGCGTGATCGCGAGCGTGAAGGGCACGACCAGCGGGAGATAGGCCAGGACATGAAGCTCGGCCGTCACCGGGCGCAGCCCTTCGAGATGGGTGGCGATCGCCGCGATCTCGGCCGGCGACGGTTCCTCGGGCGCCAGCGCCGTGCCCATCGCCACCGCCACGCCGACCGAGCCGGGCCCGACCCAGTTGGCGATCGTCTTCACCTTCGAGGCCGCGAAGGCCGAGCGCACCCAGTTCGGATAGTCGAAGTCGGCGCCGCCATGGCCGGGCTCGCGGATGACGGCGAGCAGGCGCTCCAGCAGCGAGGCCGGCGTCTCCTCGGCCGCGCCGCCCTTGAGCCCGTCCCCATCGAGCGTCGCGGCCTGCGGGTCGAGCCCGGCGAGCGCGGTCACGATCGGCAGCGTCGCGCCCCCGGCCGTGTTGCCGGCGGTTCCGCCTTCGGTCGCGACGAGCGCGAGCGTGACGCTGCCGCCGTCGCCGACGACGCCGGCCTCGGAGGTCTCGACCAGCGCGCCGCCCGGCGTGCGCAGCTGCAGGCCGAGGGGAATGGCGAGCCCGGGCGTGCCGGTGAAGGCGGCGAAGCCCACGGCCTTGGTCGCCGCGCGCTGATAGACGCCCCAGATCGAGCCGTGCCGGATCAGTGCCTCCAGCTCGGCCGTGTCGGGCATGTACTGGTCGCCCCACCAGCGCAGATGCAGATGGGTCTCGTAAAGTCCAATGGCGTCGGTGCGGACATGGGCGGCGACGAGCCCCTTCTCAGAGCGCACGGCGCGGTCGATCGCCAGCGGCTCGACATCGGGCCGCAGCGCCTTCAGCGCGGCGGCCATCTCGACGGCCTGGCTCTCGGCCAGCTCCTCCGGACTCGACAGCGGAAACGGCATCAGAGCACCTGCAGCCGGCGCTCGACCGCCGTACCGTCGACGACGCAGCGCAGGGCCAGCGTGCCGCGGCGGATCCATTCGGCGGTGACCTGCGCCGGCTGTGCCAGTTCCTCACCCGCCCAGGCCAGCGCCTCCTCGGCCCACAGGATGCAGAAACGCCGCGTCGTCTCGGTCTGCTTGGCGCGATCGAGCAGCCAGATCCGGCAGCCGATGCGGCGCCCGCGAGGGTCGAGCGCGTCGCCGACCCAGCCACGGCGGGCCACGAAAGAGGTCGAGGCGTTGAGTGCGTCGATGCCCGACGGCAGCTCATCGTCGGGCTCGGCGCGGCGGTCGGTGCCGAGCGAGATCAGCATCGGCGTCGCCGGGGTCTCGTCGAGCAGGAGGTCGCCATCCTCGCCCAGCACCAGATCGGCGCGGCGGGTCGCAGGGTCAAAGACCAGAGCGGCGTCGAGGAAGGACATGGCGCGAAATTGACGCGCGCGCGCGAGCCCGGACAGGCCCCGAGGTCAGGGCCTCTGTTAGATGATGGAACATCAACCGAACCAGCGCCGGCGGGCTGCACTAGGGCTGTTTGGTAGAGAATTTTGATACTCGCGCGTCGAATGCGGGGTACGCTAATGATTCAGCCGACGTGATGTACCGCTCGATCCAAAAACTAAAGTCGCTGCGAAACGGCCCCATCAAAGCGTCGCACTGATCGACCAACACGTGGGGCTGCTCAAACCAATCATCACCGATGTCATCGACCTCCAGGATTGCATCGAAAGGCAATACAACCTCGATCACGCCGTACCCTCTATTCGCCTCCGGGAGTGCAGACCACTCTTCGAAAGCTTGGTCCCGCCCCTTTTGGATTTTCTCCCGGTCAGGAGCCCAAGGGTCTCCAGATTGATGAGGCGCCGCGAGATTGAAAAGCTCCGACCAATCCCAACTTTGACCGTCATCTGACAGGTAAGCGTAATGGCGGCGGGCCTCGAAACGGAGACCATCATGCTGCATCCCTGCGTATTTGATCACCCGCCATCGGCCATAGGCAAAATCTCTGCCCTTGGCTTCATCGCGCCACGGGTACCTAACGTCTGTGACGTCGCGAACCAGATACTCCATGCCAGGGAAAAGGAGGCGTTTGACCTTACGCTTGATCGTTACGGTGCTTCGCGTGGTCGCCCGCAGGCTCCTGCGCCGAACCTGCAGCGAGATCCCGAAGTAAGCGAAGAGCAGATGGTCGTTTTTGGGCTGGAAAAGCTGATCTTCCAGTTCACCTTTACCCCAAAGATGGGCTTCGCCGATCCCCAACTCGCGCACGCGATCTCTAAAGGCGTCTCGAGCCCGTTTGGAGAAGTCGCAAGCCGCAACGAATATCAGGCCCGCGAGAGAGCCATCGGCTGGCAAAGAAGCGAGGTACTTGACTAGCTGCGACGGACCGATCGTCCTCTCACGTTTGCACTGGATCAGCCATTGGCGAGCGGGCAGCGGAAGCGGAACTAGCTCGCCTTCAGGTTCGTCACTGACGATCTCTGGAGTACCACCGGCTTCTGTGATTTCCCAAGCACGTGCGTCAAAACCGTCGTCACCACCCGACCTGCCTGTAGCTTCTATCTGGCCCCAATTCCGAAAGTCGTAGAGCAGCTGGCGGACTAAATCTTCAAATCTGTGCGGCTCCAGATCTTCAAGATGAAGAGGCCCCAACGTCCTCGTTGTAACAGGAGGCATCAGTTCTCCTTCGATCTCACGAGCCGGAAACCAGGCAAGTTCACGCACTGGGCTCCGGATCCGGCCCCACGAGCGGCGCGACAGAGCACCAGATTCCGGCGTCGTTCACAACGACCCAATGGTCGCCCTTGCGCGTCTTGGCGTAGGTTGGCCGGACGACGTGGCGGGAATCGTCGATCTTCGCGACGATGCGGTCCTCCTCGACCGTCACCGTCGCTTCCTTCACCTTCACCAGCACCTTGTTGGCCGAGAGCACCTCGATCGTGCCGTCGGCCTTGAGATGAACGCGATCGCCCTTGGCGTTGTAGATCGCCGTCTCGCCCTCGGCGAGGTTGCCCAGGCGCGAGCCCGGCGCCGCCACCGGCAGGCCGACGAGATCGCCCTGGTCGCCGCCGATCGCGAAGACGACCATCAGCCCGCCGCTGGGAGCCCGCGAGGCCAGGCCGAAGGGCTGGGCGATCTCGACATCGGTGCGATCGACATGGCGATGGGTGGTGACGCTCGCGGTCTGCGTCTCGCCGCCGTCATTGGTCGAGCGCACGACGGCGCGGCTGACGATGCCGCGGAAGGCGTGGACGATCTCCTTCAGATCCATCACAGCGGCCTCGCGGTCCCGTCGAGCTTGCCGCCCTTCGCCGAACTGCTCTTGCCCGCGCTTTTGCCGGAGCCCTTGGCCGCGCGCCGGTCGTTCTCGGGAAGGAGGTCGTAGGCTTCAGGCCCGGTCATGCGCAGCGCGGTCCGCTCGCCGCGCTCGCCATAGGTGAGCCGGACGCCGGCGAGCAGCATGTCGCGGTCGATATTGGCGTAAGTATCGGTCACCCGCGCCAGCGTGTTCGGCTTCCACAGGGCGCCCGCCGCGCTGTATCCGGGATAGGTGTAATCCTCCTTGTCGCCCTTGCCGCGGCGGGTGCGCATCTCCCATTCGGCTTGGCGCTGCGCGTCGAAGGCGGTCGCCTTCGTGCGGGCCATGGCGATAAAGGGGCGCCAGCGCGTCACCTCCGGATCTCGCGCATGGCCCATGACCAGCGTGCCGGCACCCTCGGGCAGATCCTCGGGGTCGTCGGTCGCCGGCGCAGGCTTTGTCGGCGCGGTGTCGAGCGGCTCGGCGGTGGCGTCCAGCGCCGGCGTCTTGCCGCGCTTGCCGCCGTTCTTCTCGCCCTGGCCCTTGACGAAATAGTCGCTGAAGCGCTCGCGGGCCGAAAAGGAGCCGCGCGAGCGGGTGACGTTGCCGGGGAAGGCGATGTCGTCGGCGGCGCGCTCCTGGCCGGAGCGGGTGATGACGAGCGTGCCGACGCGGTCGGTGGTGACGAGGACGCCGCGCTGCTTGGCGTATTTCGCGATTGCCGAGAGCACCGTCTCGCCGGCCTCGACCGTCATCTTGTCGAATGTCGGCAGAACATCCGTCTCGGCCCGGACCTTGATCGAGAAGGGCTTGCAGAGCTTCTCGGCGAACTCCGTCAAAGTGAGGTCGCGATATTCGTGCTTGCCGCGCGGATCGGGCGGGCAATCGACGAGGTCGCCAGTGAGATCGCGGCCGCTGATGACGGTGAAACTCTGGCCGTTCGAGGCCTCGGGCATGACCTCGTCGACATGGCCGATCAGCCAGAGTTCGCCGTCGACGAAGATCTCGCACCGCTTGCCCCAGTCGAGCGGGCCGGTGCCGTCGACCGGCGTGGCGTAGTCCCAGCTCTGCGCGGCGCGGAACTCGTCCCGGCAGGTCAGGTCGAAGGAGGCGGACAGCTCGCTCAGATCATGGGCGAGATCCGCGCGCACGAACTGGTCGAAGTTGCGCCCGTCGATCGAGAGCCGGATCCGCCGTGTCGGCTGCCCGGCGACCGTCACAGCAGCACCTCGATCGGGCCGCCGCCGAGCGTGGCCGGATGGCGCAGCCGGTTGCGGCGCACGATGTCCTGCGCGAAGGCGATGACGGCGCCGGGATCGTCGCCCGCCAGGTGCTGCGCCAGCAGGAAGGCCGAGGCGCGCGCCGGCGGCTCGAGCCGCTGCGCCGCCGGCAGCCGGCCGGCGATCTCGGACAGGTCGAGCGAGAGCCGGGCGCGGGTGTCCCCAAGGCCGCGCCAGAGCGCCGAGGCGGGCGCCGCCAGCTCCTGCGCCAGGGCGGCCGCGCTGGTCTGGGCCCGGCGCAAGGCGAGGTCGAGCGCACCGCTGCGGGTTTGCGCCTCCTGGCGGCTCTCGAAGGGGATCAGCAGGGTGAGCCCGGCGGCTTCCGTCAGCGCCGCGACCTCGGCCGCCAGCAGCACCGCCCGCTCGGGAACCGAGGTCGGATAGGCCTCGGGCGCCAGCACCGAAAGCCCGGCGACGGCCGCCTCGGCGGGGCGCAGGCGCCGGCCGAGATCGGCCGCGAGCGCCCGCATCAGCCCGGTACCGGCGCGGGGATCGGCGATTGCCGGGGTGGCGGCGGCATCGCCGGCGCCGAGCCCCGACGCCGGCTGTGGCCGGTAGACCTGGCCGAGCGTGGCGACCGTGGCGGGGACGATTCCCGCGAGCGCGGCGGCGCCGGTGGCGCGGTCAGCAAGCCCGGCTGCCAGCGCGAAGTTCTGGCGAGCATTGGCGATCGCCGGCAGCAGCGAGGCCGCGCGGGTCGACCGGCCGCTCCAGTCGCCGGCGACGTCGAGGCCGGTTGCGACGGCCGCGATCGCCCGGCCCCTGATCGCCGCCGCGACCGGCTGCGCCTGGAGGACGAAGCGCGCCAGCGCCGTCGCCGTGCCGCCGAGACCCGTCAGCGCCGCGAGCGCCGCCGACAGGCTGGTGACAATGCTGGCCTTGGGGCCGACCGGATCGAACTCGGCATCGATCCGGGCGACGCGCAGTTCCTTGACGTCGAACTCGATCGTGGCCGGCCGGAACAGGACGCAAGTGATCGGTCCGCGCCAGGGATGGATCAGGGTGCCCGGCCCGGCCTGGCGGAAGGCGGCGTGCAACGCCTGGGCCTGCTCGACATAGTCGTCGCCGATGACCAGGCCGGAGATCCGGATCGGCCCGTCGAGCGGGCCGGCATCGTCATGCGTCTTCAGGTCGAGGCCGGGATAGAGCACCTGCTGGATGCGCCGGCCGACCGAATGCTGGGCGTTGATCACCCAGAAGCGCTGGTTGCGCCAGGCGGAAGGCAGCAGCCCCGGCAGCAGGCCGTCGATGTCGTCGAACAGGCTCATGCGCGCCCCAGCATGGTGCCGCGGTTCGGCGTCACCGGCACGGCCGGGTTCTCCGACTGGACATTGACGATGCGCGTGCCCTCGGCCGCCTCGACGACGATGCGCCCGCCGACCTGGACATTGCTGTTGGCGGCCGGGCCGCCGGCGGTGCGGGTGAAACCGGACTGGCCGCCCAGCCCGCCCGGTGCCGAGGTCGGGTTGAAGCCGTCCATGGTGCCGGGAACAGGGGAACCGCCGGGGGGCGCGGGCTTGCCGCCGCCGAGCCAGCTCGGCAGCGTCGGCCATTTGATGACGTTGGACAGGTCTATGCTGCCGATCGCCGCGACGATGCGCGCCGGAATGCCCTGGATCCAGGTGAGGAGTTCGCCGAACTTCGTCGTCATGCCGTCCCACAGGCCCTGCATCGCAGCCATGCCGGCCTGCTGCAGCATCGTCGCGAGCGGCGCGAAGGTCGCAACGATATAGGCCGGGAACTGCTGGAAGGAGGTCACGATCTCCGCGAGCTTGGCGGCGACGGTCGCCGTCAGGCTGTCCCACAGCGCCGTGATCTGCGGGCCGACCGTCGACCAGTTCAGCCAGAGCGCGGTCGCCGCGGCCGCCAGCGCCGCGAAGCCGGCGACCGCGGCGCCGATCGGCGTGGCGAGCAGGAGCAGCGGCGACAGGAGCAGGCCGAGCGTGCCGACCAGGGCGGAGAGTACGGGAGTGAGCACCGCGATGCCGGCGCCGAGCGCCAGGAGCCCGCCGGTCCAGGAGAGCACGCCGTCGATCAGGCCCGGCCATTTGGCGTCGATCGCCGAGACCCAGCGCAGCAGCGAGGTCAGCGCCCGGTTGGCCGCAGGCAGGTTCGAGGCGAAGGCGATCCCGATCCGGCGCATCGCCTGCGTTCCGAGTTCGCCGAACATCGCCAGGCTCTGGGAGAGCCCGCGCATTCGGCTGGCGAAGTCGGCCGCGATGACGTCGACGCCCGACGCCGCGATCTCCTTCCGGAAGGCGAGGTACTTCTCGCGGTTCTGCAGGAAGGGCAGAACGAAGCCCAGCACCTGCATGTCGGCATAGAGCTTGCCGACCTTCGTGCCGGCGAGCAGCGTCTTGATCTGCTTCTCGCGTTCCTTGTCGGTGATGCCGGCCTTTTTCATGATCTTGTCGATCTCGGCCTGCTGCGGGGCGAGCTTGCTGGTCATCTTCTCCAGCACGGCCTCGATCGGGTTGATGCCCTTGGCCGCGGCGTCGGTCATCACGCCGGTGACGTCGACCTTCAGCTCCTTCTCGAACTTCTTGATCGCCTCGGGCGCGTTGATCTTGGTCAGGAAGTTCGTGAGGTTGGTGGCGGCCTCGGAAGGGTTGGCGGTGCCCAGCATGGCGATCTGCAGGCTCGCGCCGAGCGATTCGACCGCCTCCATGCCGGTGATGCCGAACTTCGCCATCTGGGCGGTCAGGCCGGGGAATTCGCTGGCCATGTTCTTGAACTCGAACCGGCCGAGCTTGCCGGCCGTCACCAGCTTGGCGAGCGCCGCCTCCATCTGCTCGGGGGCCACCTTCAGCGTGTCGCTCAAGGCGAAGGCGGTCTTGGCGGTGTCCTCGATCGTGGCGTTGGCGGCCGTCGCGACCCGGCCGATCGTCGGCATCATCTTGTCGATCAGCCCGGCATCCATGCCCGATGCGACCAGCGTCTGCGCACCCTTGGCGAGGTCCATCGAGCGCTGGCCGGTTTTCAGGGCGAGCTTCTCATAGCGCTTGCCGATGTCGCCGATCATCGTCTCGACCGCGCCGCCCGTCTTGCCGGCCGTGATGGCGATGTCGCGCAGCTGCGAATCCCAGGCGGCGGCCTGCTGGATCGGCGCCATGAAGGACAGGGCGGCGAGCGCAGAGCCGATCAGCCCGATGCGCCGGCCGAGATCCCCGATGCGGTTGGCGACGCCGGCGATGCCCCGCATCATACCCCGCAGCGGCGCCGTCAGCCGGTCGACCAGCTGGACGAGGACCGAGACCTTCATGTCGCGATTGGCCACGGTCTCAGCTCCTCTCGGCCTCGGCGGCCTCTTTCGCCCGGCGCTCCAGCTCGGCGGCGATGTTGAACCACCAGCGCAGCTCGGGCAGCGTCAGGGCCTCCGCCCGGTCGAAGCCGCCGCCGTAGTAGCGGGCGACGGAGCCGACGATCAGATGCCAGTCGTCCGGCCACTCACTCGTTGAGAAACGAGATCACGGCGGTGGCGGCCGTGACGTCCTTTGCCTTGAGCTGGTCGAACAGCGCGTCCATGCGCTGCGTCGAGATCCTGGCGGCGCGCGCCATCGCCACGATCGTCTGCTTCTCGGCCGGCGCCTGCGCGACGAGGCGCAGGTCGAGCCCGGTCATCTCGTGAAAGACGATCTCGTCGTAGCGCTCTTCCTTGGTTCCGCGCGCGTTCTTGACCGTCAGCGTGACCGGAGCGAGCAGCGGCAGCGTGATGGTGCCGTCGTCATTGCGGACGGCGCGGGCCGGCAGCTTCGTCCTCTTGTCCTCGCCCTCGTCCTCGATGACGATGGCCGCGCCGGTCGCCAGCTGGGCGCCGGTCCCCTCGTCCTCGCTCTCGTCGATGACGATCGTGCTGCCCTGCGTCTTCACGAGACGATCTCCTCGTAGTCGCCGGCCATCCACTTCAGCGGGATCTTGCCGCCCTCGCCGCCGGTCATCTCGCGGTTGTCGGTGAGGAAGGCGTCGGGGAAGGTGTAGGTCTGGCCGGTGTCGCACTGGACCTGCAATTCGCCCTCCTCGGCGGTGTAGAGCTCGGACATGCGCTGGCCGCGTTCGAGCGCGGTGACCGCCTCGATCTCCGAGCCCTCGAACTCCTGGGCGCGGCCGACCTTTCGGCCATAGACCACGCCGTTGTTCTTCATCCCGCCGAGCTTGAGCTTGGCGCCCTTCTCGACCGGGATGTTTCGTCCTTTCCAGACGATGTCGACGACACCGAGCGTCTGCGTCATCGCGGGCTCCTTTCAAGGCGCTTTGAAGCGCGGTTGCGGGCGGGTCGATCAGACCTCGAATTCGAGCGCCGACATCAGGTTCATCAGGTTGCCGATGACGATGACGGGCTGCTGGCTGTTGACGCGGTTACGGTTGCTGGCATCGCGCTCGAAGACGCTGCGGCCGACCGTCTCGCTCGCCTTCTCGATCCAGGCCTGGCGCTCGTAGAGCTTGCAGCGCGCGCCCCAGGAGCCGTGCAGCCGGCGCTGCGTCGCCACCGCATCGTTGTTGTTGGCGGCGACGCTGTCGTCGTCCGCGAGCTTGTGGCGCGGATAGACCTGGGTGACATAGGCCGACCAGTCGTAGCGGATCCGCGTCATCGTGGCGGGGATCGTGATGTCGAGCCAGGCGTCGTCGGCGACCCCGAGATTGGTCTGCTTGTAGGTGGTGATGACGCGCTCCAGGACGACGCGGCCGTCGACCGTGCGCGTCCAGGTCGAGATGCCCTGGCGCAGCAGCAGGTCGCGCTCGGTCTCGGTGAAGCAGTCGATCTCGTCGGGCGCCGTCAGGCCCGGCAGCTCCAGCGAGCGCAGCTGGCGGGCGGGATCGTTGGTCAGGTGGAAAATGGCGATGCCGCCGGCGTTCGCCGCCCATTCCCAGGGCGCGTCATAGGCGCGCTTGGCGCCGATCATCGTGATCAGCTGGGTGTTGGTCAGCGCGCCCTTGGTGCCGAGCTGGCCATAGGTGCCGCGCGAGCCGGCGAAGGCGCGCCCGTCCTTCTTGCCCATCGCGGTGAAGCGCGTCGCCAGCTCGCCCTGCAGGATCTCCAGATTGGCGGCATCGTCCCAGGCGACGACGAAGTCGGTGAACCAGTCGTTGACGATCGCGTCGAGCGCATCCTGGATGTCCGGGTTGCCGCTGCCGGCGGTGCCGTCGGCGATCGCGATCGCCAGCGTGCCGGGCAGCACGTCCTCGGCCGTCTTGCGGGTGCGGACGTCGATGTGGTTGCCGACCTCGCCGGCATGCTTGGCCGTCAGCGTGACCACCGCAGCCGCGGCGGCCGCGACCACGGACATGTCGGCATCGGCGTTGACGGCTGCTGCGGCGGCCGTGGCGTGCTGCGTCGGCGTCATCCCCGAGGTCGCCTTGTAGCGGACGCGGCGGTTCTGGATGTAGATCGAAATCGTGCCGGCGCCGGAGCCCGAGAAGGTCAGCGTCTTCGTCGCCTTCACGCCGGTGCCGTCATCGGCGAGCGCGATCGCGAAGACCTGGTTCGTCTTGTTCGCCTTCTTGAAGGCGCGGACCATCTGCTGGCCGACCGAGCCGGCGCCGAACAGGGCGGTGCCGTCCTCCGGCCGGGTGATCTCGTATTTCTGGCCGGGAACGGCCGTGCCTGCGGCGAGCTTCTGGACGATCAGGATACCCTTGGCCGGGAACGGAATCAGCCCGCGCCGGACATAGTTCGGCCGCACCTCGACATAGGTGCCGGGCACCCGCCAGTCATAGGGGATCTCGTTGAAGTTGATCGTCATCGGGGCCGCTCCTTACTTCTTGTCGCCGTCGGCGGCGGGCTTGGCGGGCTTGGGCGGCGCGGCTTCGACCAGGTCGCCATCGGCAAGGCGCCGGCGCACGAAGCGCGTGTTCTCGGCCCAGTCGCCGTCAGCCGGCCAGGGCTCGCCGGTCTCCTCGAGGCGGACGGTGCGGCCCTCGGCGGCCTTCAGAAATTTGCGGTCGCTCATGCGGGCCTCACATCGTAGGGACCGTCGACGGGCTGGACCGCGGGATCGGGCCAGGGCTCGAAGGTCGAGAGCATGGAGAGGAAGTCGGGGGCGGCGGCGAAATCGCCGGTGACGTCGCCGACGACGATCGTCGAGGCGATGTCGAGCGTGGCGATCGCGATGTTGGCGTCCTTGTAGCCCTCGGCATAGGCCTGGGCGCAGGCGGTGATCCAGAAGGTGCCGAGATCGGGCGCCGTGTGGCCGTTGAGCAGCGCGATCGCGCCGCTCATGGCCGGAAACAGGCCGGGCCCGCGGGCGTCGCCGAGGAAGCGCTGGGCAGCGTCGAGCGGGTGCTTGACCACGATGGTCAGCCGCAGGCCGAGATTGCCCTGGAACCGCCGGCCGACCTTCTGGTCCGTGGGGTTGAACTGGCGCCAGCCGAGCGCGAGCAGCGGCGTGCGGCGCACGATCGCCTTGAACTCGTCCTCCGACATCGGGTCGGCGACGACATGGAAATCCCACTTCGCGGGCAGGAAGAAGGTCCGCAGACGGGCCTCGACGGCCGCGAAAGCCGCGCTGACGGGATCGAGCGCGACGGTCACAGCCCGTTCTCCCCGAAGCGGCCGAACATGCGCTCGCGGTCCTGCGTCATCGCGGCCGAGGTGGCCACGATCGGCGTCGTGCCCTCCAGGGTGACGGTGCCGTCGGCAATCTGCTTCAGCCAGGCCAGCGTGTCCTTGCGGCCTTCCTTGACCTGGTCGGCGGGCTCGCGATCGCCGCCGACGCTCAGCTCGTAGCGGGCGAGCATGCAGGAGGCGCGGGTGATGACCTGGGGCACGGGCGAGAGCGGCACGTCGTGGCGCTTGCGCAGATAGCTGTCGATGATGGCGTCGGCATCGCCGATCGCCTGCTCGACCGGGGCGGCGTTCACCGTCTCGGGCAGGTCGCCGTCGACGGAGGAGAGCCGCAGCATCTCCGTCTCGCCGAAGCGGCCGATCATGTCCTGGACGGTGGCGTACACAGCAAGCTCCCAAAGCGACGGCCGCCACGCACGCCAGCGGCCGTCATGTCCAGGGTTGTCGAGGCAGCCGGCCGGAGCAGCCTGCCCAACCGGGATCCGCAGCGTGCGAGCGGAGACCGGGCCCTCTCCGGGGTTATTTCTTGCGCGAGGTCTTCGGCACCTGGGCGCCGTCCTCGACGATGACGGTGAGCAGCGGCTCGTTCTCGATCAGCGCGAGCTGCTCGGCCGTGAAATAGTCGGCCGGATAGGTCGCGTCGGCCGGATGGGCGTGGCCGCCGCGGCGGAACCCCTCATGCGCCCGGCTGACGATGCGGATGCCGGGAGCCTTCTCGGCGGCCTTCTCGGGCTTGGTTTCGGTGTCGGACATGGTGGTCTCCGGATGGGTGACGGCCTCTCTGGAGCCGCCGGCGGCGCCGACGGCTCGGGAGAGCCCGCCTGGCGTCAGGCGAGCCAGGGGCAGACGAGGATCTCGGCGGTGCCCTTGTAGACGTTGCTGGCGCCGGCGGCGTCGCGCTCGGCGTTGATGATCTCCAGCGCCTGGCCTTCGAGGCTGGGCGGCACGACCAGGAGGCGGGGACGCACGCCGAGCGGGCGGTCCATGTCGCCCTTCATGCCCATCATGGCCTCGCGGGCGATCTTGTAGTTCGCCTTGTTGAGGGTCTGCTTCGAGCCCCAGGCGAACTGCCAGAAGCCGTAGCCGACGTTGTGGCGGGCATCGACGCCGTAGACGAATTCCTTGCGGTCGAAGACGTTGTCGTCGTTCTCCTGATCCTTCCGGACGAGGTTCCAGTCCTTGCGCTTCTGCAGGATGATCGGCTTCAGCGTGCGCGTGTCGTCGATCAGGAACCAGGGCGTGCCCGAGCCGCCATCGGTGTTGGCGACGGAGAGCACGGTCTGGCCGTCTGCGGCGAGGACCGGATGGTCGGTGTCGAAGAAGAACTGCTTGTCGTAGCAGGCGGTGGTGAAGCCGGCCTTGAGCAGAGCGAAGACGAGCTGGTCGTAATGCGCGCCCGAGGCCGAGCCCATCTCGCTGAAGAGGGGCGTGTAGATGCCGAGATTGTCGTCCTCGATGTCGTCGCGCGAGACGCCGACGGTCACCTCATAGGATTCGTTCTTGATCGTATAGCTGGCCTGCCCGATCGAATTGACGACGCGATCGCCGATCCACTTGCGGACATTCGGCACCTTGCCGAGCCAGCCATAGTCGTTTTCCTTGGTCGTCGAGGTGACGACGGTGGAAATCCGGCCGTGCTGGGACGCCGCCTGGGACGCGAGCCCGTCCTTGAAGGCGGTGTTGAAGCCGATGAACAGCGTCCGGAGAGAGTTCTGGTTGACGACCATGAGCTGAGGTTCCTGCGAAGGGGATGCGGCGTCTAAAAGCCGGAACGGACCCAGACGCCGAGCGCGTCTACGTCGACGACCTTGCCGGCGACCGAGCGGGTGCTCGACCCGTTGGTCTTGGCGACGGTCTGGTCGTCGACGATGAAGCAGTCGGCGCCGATATCGGCGGCGGTGATCAGGTCGCCCGAGGCGGAGTTCATCCACCGGAAGCAGCCCATGCGGATGCGGACGCTGACCGCGCCGGCGGCGCCGGCGCTGTTGTCGACGTAAGCCTCGATCCGGCCCAGGCCCTTGAGCGTGGTCGCAACCGCGCCCGGCGTGGCCCGGCCGGCGGCGTCCAGCGCGCCGAGCGCGCCGGCGAAGAACTTCTTGGCGGCGGCCGCCGGCAGCTCGAGGACTTCCCCCTTGCGGTCGGGCGTGGCGCGGTCGGCGGTCAGGGCAACCATGGTCGGATCTCCGTTGCGGCGCGGTGGGTCGGTCGACGGGCCTCAGCCCTGGACCTTCTCCAGCCCGGCCTTGGTTTCGGCGAACTTCTTGGGATCGAGGCCCATGGCCTCGACGACGGCGATCTCGTCGGCATCGAGCGCCTGGCCATCGGCCTTGGGCGGCCGGACGATGCCGCCGGCATTGACCGAGACCATGGCGTTGATCTCGGTCTCGACGCGGGTCGCGTCCTTCTGGTGCTGACCGATGTAGTGGTCGCGCAGCGCTCGGATCGGCTTGCCGGCGCGGATGGCGCCATCGACGAAGGCCTCCGCCTTCTCCTTCGCCTGGGCCAGCGTCAGCGTGTCGAGCCGCGACTGCAGCGAGACGACGGTCTGGCGCAGCTCGGTTTCGCTGGTGCCGCGGGCCTGGAGATGGGTCTCCAGCTCGGAGGGCGTCAGCTTGGCGAGATCGAGCCCGGCCTTCTGGAAATGCGCGGTGATGGCGGTGAGCTTGCCGGCGTCGGCGGCCTTGGCGGTGGCGCCGGTGACGATGTCGTCGGCCTTGGCGTCCGCGGCCAGGCCGAGCGCGGCCGAGACCTTGCCCAGCGTGCCGCCGGCGAGCGCGTGCGCCGAAACCGAGGTCAGCACCGCGTCCTCGGCGGCATCGACAGGGAGGCCGAGCGCCTGGCGCAGCTTGGCGTTGAAATCCATGACATCGCTCCGGTTGTGCAGCGTGGTGAGGGTGAGGTTGGGGTCGTTGGTCAGCGCCGCGCGCAGCAGCTTGACGACCTGGCCGCCTTCCTTGGTGGAGACGAAGACGGGCGAGATCCCGCGATAGGCCTTGTCCTCGATCAGGGCGCGGCCCGAGGTCGTCCATTCGACGCGGCCCCAGAGGCCGTCGTCGCGGGCCTGGATCTCGACGATCCAGCCGCGCGCCGGCGAGGGCTGGCCCTTCGGCCCGGCGACGTCGATGGCGTGGTTCTCGTCGATCGCCAGGCGACCGGCCTCCATCGAGGCTTTGATGACGTCGCCCGCATCCTTCAGCGTGAAGGGCCCGCGCCCGTCCGCTCCGGAAAAAGTCCCGGCCGGCGTCAGGTGGATCCACTCGGGAACACCGCCGGCCGGGATCTGGAAGTGAAGGGAGGAATACGTCGTCATCCCCGCCAATCTGGCGGGAGCGGCCACGACGAGACAGGCCCCGAACTCGGGGCCTCAGCTGCGGGAATGCGTCGGGAGGGAAGCGCCGGCGGCGCGGATCAGCGCGGGCGGGTGACCGATGATGCCCCGGAACCCAGCGCCCGATCAAGGGCGCCCTCGACCACCTCCAGGATCATCACCCTGTCATCGGCCGAGATCCCGAGATAGGGCCGCGCCGGAATGGTGACCGAGGATGTCCGGATCAGCCGGCCGCCCATCCTGAAGGCGAGCTTGCCGCCGGCCTTGGCGCGGATGACGCCGCCGAACTGGTGGATGGCGCCGTAGATCTTGTTGGTGCCGACCTCGACCTGGTCGCGCGCGGCCCGATGCGTGATCGAGCCCTGCAGGCCGCCGCGCATGCCGCTTTCGCGCAGGATGCCAGGGCCGCGTTTGCCCGCGGCATAGGCCGGGTTGAGCGCCGCCCAGGCCGCGCCGTCCGGGTCCTGGCCGGCATCCATCCGGTCCTGCGTCGAGGCGACGAGGCCGGTGCCGACCGCGCGCATCACCGGCGTCGGGTCGGCGATCGCCTGCTCCAGCCGGCCGAAGGCGGCCAGCGCCTCGCTCCAGTCCATGCGGGTGATCAGGACGGCGCCGCTCATGCGGTCACGACTCGAGGCCGGGCACGGAGGCCGCCGGCTGCTCGCGCCAGGCCTTGCCGGGATTGTAGTCGAAGCCGGGATCGACGCCCTCGCTTCCTTTCAGCACCTCGCCAGTGCGCTTGTTGACCGTCGTCGTCTCGATCCGCTCTGGGGCCACATCCGTCGCAGCTCGGCCCTGGCGGCGCATCCCGCTTTCCGAGACCGGCCGGACGCGGCAGCCGCAGCCCCAGCCATTGGGCGGATAGGCCCAGTCCCAGAACGGGTCGTCGGCCCGCAGCACCAGGCCGTTCCAGGCGAGGTGCTGCTTGCGCGGGTGGCGGGCGCCCGAATGGACATATTGCCAGTAGGGGAAGGCGAGCAGCGTCTCGGGTTCGGTCTGCTGGACATAGCGCCCGGCCGAATAGGCCATGGAGAGGTTGGTCTCGTAGATCACTCGCGCGCGCCAGCCCGGCTTGCCGACATGCTCCCAGCCATGTTTGCGGACGATCTCGTCGAAGCCCTGGCGGAACTCGGCCAGGGTGGTGCCGGACTCGAGCGCCCGCATCACCTCGCGCCGGAAATCCTCGACCAGCGCATCGGTCGTGGCGCCGGCGACGGTGAAGGCCTTGGCGTTGGCCTTCTGCCAGATGTCGGTCCAGCCCGTGGAGGTGACCGAGAGCTTGTCGCGCAGAAAGGCGATCGCCTCATCGAAGGGCAGATCGAGCGCGCGGGTGACGGTCGCGAAATCGCTCATGCGGGCGCTCCCGATCGCGGCTGTCGGCCGAGGCCCACAGATGCCCGTACAGGCCCGGCAACGGCGGCGGCCCCTGTGCCCCGGAAAATTCCTTGAAACCGTTTTTCAAACGGCGGGAGCGCGCCAGCGAGGCGATGTCGACCCGTTGCTCTCCTGCTAGCTGCGCCGATCATCGCCACCGCCGCCGATCTCGCCGAGAAGGGCCGCCCGGCCGCTGAGATGGGCGAGCGCGAGACCGCGGCCCATCGCCTCCGCCAGGGCCTTCGGATCCAGGCTCATCCGCGAAAGCCGGTCGGCCAGGTCGGCGAGGTCGGAGGCCGCATCGAACGCGGCGCGGATCTGCGCGGTCATTCCGGCCATCGCGCCGGCGGCGTCCAGCGCCAAAGCCTCCGTCAAGCCCTCGACCAGGTCGGGCTCCGGCGCGCTGGCATGGCGCGAGACGAGGTGGCGCAGCTGGTCGAGCCCGCCGGCGGCCGGCAGCGCGGACCGGCCCGGCAGCGTCGGCAGGCCGGCCGGCGACACGACAGGGGGCGCGGGCGGCGGCGGGCGGCCGCCGATGACGTCCGCATCGGGCGCGGGTTCGGAGAAGCCCAGCCGGTCGCGCAGCTCGCTGGTCTCGATCGAGAGGCCCTGCTGCCCGAGCTTGTCCAGCGCGTCGACGACGTCCTTCAGCGGCACCTCGTCGGGCCGGCCGATCATCAGGCGGGGATATTTGGCCTGGGGCCCGAAGTTGAGCGCGATCAGCAGCGGCACGAGCTGGCGGGTCAGCGTCGTCGAGACCAGCTTGGCATCGGCGCGCTCGATGTCCTCCTGGACGAGGCGGTGCTCCTGGGCCACCGCATGGCCGCCGGAGACGGCGTCGGTCGTCGTGGTCTGCCCGAGCACGGCCTTGGAGATCTGGCGGTCGAGCCAGTCGCAACGCATCTCGTAGAGCTGGCCGGGCGAGCCCGTGCCCTTGTCGACCGAGATGAACTCGATCTCCATCTCCTTGGGGATGATGGCGGCGCAGTCGCCGGCGATGTTGGCGACCGCGCGCCAGAGCACGGCCTTGTCGGCATCGGAGGCCGCGCGATCGAATTTCCCGACGCGGGTCGGCATGCCGTAGTTCTGGGTGAAGATCGCCCAGTCCCGGCTGGTGAAGGCCTTCATCATCCAGGCCCAGGAGGCGATGCGCGACAGGCCCGACCGAATGGTCAGGCCGGACTTGGCCCGGTGCTTGTGGACGACGAATTTATGGTTCGACAGCGGCTCGCGCGTCACGCCCTCCTGCAGCACCACCGTCTCGCCGTCGATCGGATCGAAGGTGAACCAGCGCTGCGGCCGGAACTCCAGGCATCGGGGCAGCACCGCCTCGGGCGTCGGATCCCACATGATCTCCATCACGGAGAAGCCCTTGCCGATCGCGTCGAGCAGATCGAACAGCGCCTCGTCGAGCACGCCCTCCTTCAGCCAGTCGCGCAGGAAGTCGGCATGGCGGACATGCTCGGCATCGTCGCTCGCCGATTCGATCGTCACCGGCAGCTGCGCGACCTGGCGGCGGCGGGTGCCGAGCACGGCGGTGTAATGGGCGTCGCGCTCCTCGATGTCCTCGGCCAGCTCCAGCCAGGCGAGCGGGTCGCCCTGGGCGGCGGCGCGGTGGATCGCGGCGAGCCGCGCCGGCGTCAGGCCGTCGGCCGGGAAGCCCGAAAGCGGCGAGCGGACGCCGGTCAGCGTCGGCCCGGCCTTGGGCTCGCCGAACAGCTCGTCGAGATCGATGCGCTCGCCATCGGGGCCGAGAATGCGCGACAGCCTGGCCATCAGAAGATTCCTCCGCGCAGGCCGGCTGCGGATCGCCCGCCGGCGTCGTCGTCATGGTCGCGGGAACCGAAGCCGCGCGGGCCGTCGATCGCGTCGCCGGGGCCGGCACCGGTGACGGCCTCGTAGCTGTAGGGCACGAAGGGCATCCGCGTGGCGGAGTAGGCCAGCGCGATCGCGATCCCGGCATCGCCGTGTCGGGTGCCCCCAGTGGCGCTGGAAGTGCGCAGGGCCGGCAGGGTCGCGATGCCCTTGACCACCTTGAAGGCGCGCAGATCCGCGGCGACCTCGGCGTCGCGCGGGATCGAGATCATGTCGTCCTCGAAGGCGGCCTTCAGCGGCGGCATCTCGACCCGGTACCATTCGGTCGAGAACTTTACGCCGACCATCGCCTCGCCGAATCGCTGGGTGCCCGATTCCGCGAGGCTGGCGCCGAGGCCGGTGGCGTCGATCCGGCCGCCGATGAAGCGCGGCAGGCCGCGGACGATCGCGTCGCGGATCTGCTCCTGCTGCTGGAAGGGCACGCGCGCCAGCTCGACCAGGAAGGGCACGACGCGGCGCAGCGTCCGCGTCATCTGCATCGGGCACAGCACCGAGAGGTCGCGATAGCGGCCGACGTCCATGCCGAAGCCCGACTGAAGGGCGGCGTCGATCGTCGCCTCCATCACCGGCGCCAGCGCGTCCTCGATCCAGCGCCGGACCTCGTCGCGCCGGCGCGCTTCCGGCTCCATCGTGAAGCTCGGCGGGAAGGCGAGGCGCAGCACCGGCGCGTCGTGCATGCGCGCCTCGATCAGCGGGCCGGGCAGCCAGGCGCCGGAGCCCTGGCTCGGGATGCAGTAGAGCTCCTCGTCGGCGCCGTCGCCGTACTTCCCGATCAGATCCTCGCGCCAGTCGGCCTCCTTCTCCGGCGACCAGTCGCCGTGCTTGTGGGCGTTGATCAGGCAGATGCGCTCGAACAGCCCGTCGCGCAGCGCGTCGTCCAGGTCGAAGCGGACCAGGCCGTAGCGCAGGCGCCCGGCGCGGATGTCGGTGACCAGGCCGTTGAAGGGGTTGTCGGCGCCGTTATGCGTCGAGATCACCAGCACCTTGCCGCCCCAGATCAGGAAGGCCATGGCGGCCTTGATCAGCTCGGCGAGATTGTCGACGAAGGCGGCCTCGTCGAGGATGGCGAACCCCTGCCGGCCGCGTAAGCTGCGCGGCTTCGACGAGAGCGCCACGATCGAGAAGCCCGAGGCGAAGTCGATCTTCAGCGCCTGGATGCCCTTCTCCGAGCCGTCGTCGAAGATGATGTCGCCGGTCGCGACCACCACCTTCTCGAAGAGCTTGGCCCACATGGCGGCGGCGTCGATGAACTCCTTCGCCATGTCGTGGCTGGTGCCCATGTAGAGCGTGTCCATGCCGCCATTGTTGCGGGCGGAGGCCGAGCGCAGGACGGCGTCGGCCGCCGCGCCCCAGGTGGCGCCGGTGCGCCGGCTCTTCTCGACCACGACGACGTCGTGACGCTCGCATTGCCGGGCGATCTCGGCCTGGTAGGCGAGCAGCGCCGGCGTCTCGCGCCAGTCGGCCGGGGTGGCTCGCCCGCTCGCGCGGCGCAGTTCGACCCAGCGGTCCCGCGTCGGCCGATCGGTGGCCGCAGCCTCAGCCATCGCGCACCCCGAACAGCTCGCGCTTGAAGGCTTCCTTGGCCTCGCGCGACAGCCCCTTCAGGGCCTCGACCTTCTCGATCGCCGCCTCGACCTGCTTCTGGAAGTGCTTGTGCGCCATGACGCGGTTGTCGAAGGAGATCTTCTTGGCCCGCTCGGCGCCGGCGAGTGCGGTGCTGAGATTGGCGACCATCTCCGCCATCAGCGGCGTCGCCTTCAGCTGGCCGGCGTTCTCGGTCATCTCGAAGATGATCGTCTTCAGCGTGTCGGAGACCAGGATGGTCAGGTCGTTGTTGCCCTGGTCCTCGTTCTTGGCGGCGAGTGCGGCCGCGATCTGCCCGACCTCGCCCAGCCGGTGGGCGGTGCGGGCGGTGCGCACCGCGGCGCGGTTGAAGGCCGAGGGCGAGATCGGCTCCAGCCCCTTCATCCGCAGCCGGAGATTGAACTGCTCGCGGATGTCTTCCTGCGTCTGCTTGCGCGCGCGCAGCTGCTCGAAGGCCCAGGCCACATCGTCCTCGGCCTCGGGCGGGAGGAGATCGAGCGAGGAGAGCCTGCCGCGCTTGCCCGGTGCCATCGCTCACGCCTCCGGCCGGGACGGACGCTTGATGCCCTCGACGATCGTGCGGCGGCCGACATGATCCGCGCCCTTGGCGGTGATCGCGGCGACGCGCACCGTGCCGGCGACCAGGACCGTGACCGCCCCCATCTCGCGCAGCCAGGACAGCTCGTCATGGACCCAGTCGCGCGACTTGGTGATGCCGTAGCTTTCCAGCGTCAGGCGCAGCAGCTCGGAATTGAGCCGCCCGTCGGGCTGCTCCTCCAGCGCCCGCAGGATGACGAGGCGGGCCTCCTCTCGGATGATGCGGTCGAAGCTCATTTGCGGGCCTGCTCCAGAAGGAATTCCTGCAGCCGCTCGGAGATCGCGGCCACGGGCTTGAGCTGCTCGCCCATGGCCTTCAGCTCGCCCTTCAGATCCGAGAGCGAGAGCTGGATGGTGTGGACGGAGCTGCGGTCGGGCAGATGCCGGAACTCGCTCTCCAGCTGCGCCACGCGGTCCTCGACCCTGTCGATCTTCTCCATGGCGCGGTTGAACTTGCCGTCGAGCGAGGCGACCGCGCTCTGATGATCCGTCCGCGTGACGAACTTCGTGCCGATCAGCACGACGGCGACCTGGCTCACCAGCACGAGGATGGTGCCGTACTGCTGCAGAAATCCCATCACATCCGTCACGGCGTCGTCCCATCGATGGCGGCGATCGCAGCGGCGCGGCGGCTCTCGCATTGGCGCAAGGCCGCGCGGTCGCGGCCCCAGAACCCGGTGGCTTCGGCTTCGGTGATGTCCCGGTCGGGCAGCGTCACCGGCGCCGGACAGGGCTGGCGGGCCGTGGCCGGTGCCACGGGCAAGATCAGTTCCGTGCGCACGGTCGGCTCCGGCTCACCGGGCGCCGTTGAGCAGCCGGACGCGATCGCGCCCAAGACCCCGGCGATCGCCGTCAGGAAGCGCTGCATTGCGGGTCTCCAGCTCGTTCAACTCGGTTTGAAACTGCGCCTCGGCGGCGCGGATCGCGGCCTCGGCCGTCATCGCGGCCACCGCCTGCGCAGCCTTCGCCTCGGCCACGGCCGCATTGGAGGCGGCGATCTCGGCGCGCCAATGCGCGTCGCGCTCGGCTTTGGCCGCGGCCGCCGCGCGCGCCTCCAGGGCGTCGATGGCGGCCATGCCGCGCCAGAAGCCGAAGGCGGCCAGCGCCAGCAGCGCCAGGCCGGCGAAGAGGACGGCGAGCGGCTTCCCGTGACGGGTCGCCAGGTCCAGCATCAGGCGCCCTCCGCCCGCGGCGCGCGCGGGGCGCGGCGGGGCCTGGCGCCGGCGCCGAGCTGGCTGCGCAGGTCGAAATGGCCGATGCCCTGATAGACGCCGATGACCGAGGCGATCAGCACCACCATCAGCGGCACCACCACCTGCGCCATGGCGACGCCCTCATGGATCGACCAGGCGATCGCGGCCCAGGCCGGTGCAAGCGTGCCGATGACAGTGCTGCGCGAGAAGCTGCGCTTGGGCTTGATCAGCTCCATCGGCTCACCCGCCCGTCAGCCAGGCCGCGCGGGCCGGCGACAGCCAGATGGCGAGGCCCGCCGCGACGACCAGGACCGCGACCAGCCACCAGGGCAGGAGGATGCGGCCCTCGTGGCGATCGTCGGCCGCCGCGTCCCGCAGCGCGTCCGACAGGAAGGAGCGCCGGCGCTTCGCCTCGCCCATCGCTCAGGCCTCGCGCACGGACGCGGCCTTGGCGGCACGCGTCGGCATGGGCAGGCGGTAGGGCTTGTCGCCGGGGGGCGCCGGGTTGGCCTGGCCCTTCGGCCAGAAATAGCCGACGAACTCCGACTTCTTGAACGCCGAGATGTTGACGGAATCGTTCTGGTTGCCGCCGAGCAGATAGACGAAGAGCCCGTCCTCGCCGACATAGAAACCGACATGGCCCGAGGCCGGGCCGCGGTTGGACGACTTCACGGCGATGCAGCCGATCATCGGCGCGGCGAGGCGCGTGAAGGCGGGATGCTTCACATAGGAGCGCGCCATGGCACTGGCGGAGCCGGGCACGCCGGCCCGCTCCAGCATCGCGTTGACGAAGATCGCGCACCACGGGACCGCGCCATCGTCGCCGCCCAGCGGCGTCTTGCCGAGCTTGCGATAGTCGATGATGCGCGGGTTCGATTTGGCGCCGGAGACCTCGGCAACGCCCAGCTCGGCGATGGCCCTGGCGAGCCAGACGACCGGCGTCATGGAGGCGATGAAGGCGAAGCGGGCGGGGAGCATGGCGGATCTCCGGGGAGGACGCCGGACCCGTGGTCCGGAGCTTTCGCCGAAGATGCGCGGATGGGGTTGGAGCAGACAGGCCCCGAGATCGGGGCCTCAGGGCTGCCGGGCGAAGAGATCAAGCTGGGTGGTGTCCGGGCGCCCGTGGCGCTTGACGATGTCGTCCACCGTCGTCTCCGAGCAGCCGACCCGCCGGGCGATCTTGGGGCGGGAGATCCCCATCGCCTTGTAGCAGAGGACGCGCCACTGACGGCCGATGGGCAGCTTCACCCGGGTCGCGCCGTATTTCCTGCGCATCGCGGCGGCCGCGTCAAGCCCCACGATCTCGACGAGCGCGCGGCCTTCCTTGGCGTCGGAGACATAGACCCGCGTGCCGCCCCGCTCCTCCAGCAGGCGCAGGGCCGCCTTCTCGCCGATCAGCTCGACGAGCGGAGCCACGTCCTCGGTCGGGGGCGGGAGGCCGGTCATCGCCGCCGGTTGCGGAAATGCGGCCGCATGCCGGGTTCGAGGACCGTGATCAGCACCTCGTCCTCGACGACGAACTGATGGCCCTCGGCGTTGATGACATAGGCCCTCACGCCGATCTGCGCGGCGGCGGCGCGGCCGCGCTCCAGCCCGGCGACCAGCGCCGCGCGCACCGGCTCGAAATCGGCCGAGCCGGAGCGCTCCAGGAAGCGGACGAGCGCGTGGTCGGTGACCTTGATCATGCTGACACCCTCTTCTGCCAGGCCTTGAGCTGTTCGATCGCCTCGCGCGCCTGGGGCGGCTTCAGGAATTCCGGGGCCGAGACCTGGAAGCGGCGCTTGACCCAGGCCCGCAGCGCCTCCCGGTCCAGCGGCCCCGCCTGCAGCGCGCCCCAGAGCGCGTAGATCTTGCGGATGTCGGCGCGCTCGGCCGGCGAGCGCTTCGACTCGCGCGGCTCCCAGCCCAGCCGCCTGAACTCGGCGATCACGGCGGCCGCCGCCCGGTCCGAGAGATCCTTCGCGCTCTCGACCTTGCCGACGCGCTGCAGCAGCGCGCGATACTCCGCCTCCTCGAGCCCGAGTTCCTTGCGGGCGATGTGGATCTTCGCGAGCATGGCGGGATGGCTCATCGCATCGCCCTCCGCACGCCCGCGACGAGCCCGAGCCGCTGGCGGGTGAGCTGCTTCAAGCGGTTTTCAACGATGGTCGAACGGCGCGGCGCGATGCTGGCGATGACGGCCTTTAGCCGCTCGCGCTCCGCGTCCAGCTTCGCCAGCTCGTCGCGCGCCAGCAGCGCCGAGATGCCGGCGGCGTCGGACGGGGCTCTTGCGGGCTGGCGGAACGGGCGTGTCATGGGTAGCCCGCTCTCGTAAGTAAGCGCACGCTTATGTTATTCGACTTGCCATGAGCATCGCGCCCACCCCAATTGCGAGTGAGTTTCCTGAGCTGCAAGAAGATCAGTTCTTCATCGAGCTCTATCGCGACCGCTTTGCGTACGGCTCCGAGATGCTGGAGATGATCGGCATCATTGTCCTGGCCTGGGCTACTTTTGAGCACCAGGTCGAGCATTTGATCTGGGAATTCGACGGGCTGCCGAACGCTGGGCAGCGACCTCGGACCGATCAAATGGACATGACCGCCCGACTGGATCGTCTGAAAGAGGTTGCGTCGCAGCACTTCGAGGGCGCGCTGGATGACGGAATAGGTATGTTCTACGAGACTTCTCGGAAAGTGTTGGCATATCGCAATGCCCTCGCTCACGGCTATCCTGTAGGTGTTGCCCTCGGCAGCACAACAACCGCCAACCTCAAATGGCGGGGCGAAGCACGTAAACGACCGCGAAACGAGGTTCTGATCAGCCGTGATGCTTTGAAGCTCACGATATTGGCAATGGACCGCCTTACAGCGGCCATGCACATGCAGCCGCTCATGGTCGACCGAAACGAAGGTCTGAAAGCTGTTTTTCGCACTGACAAGCTGGAAATCGCGTTGCGTGCTGCGACGCGCGTCGAGCAGATGTCGAAAGCGGCGAGAACGGCGGAGTGAATTGCCCGCTGCTTGAGGACGTAAACTAGCAAGTCTGGGCCGGCTCATGCCGAACTCCCCCATGCTGCACTCTCCCTGGCGACGAACTCCTCGACGGCGCGGCGGATCAGCTCGGCGCGCGTGGCGCCGGTGCGCTTCTCCAGGCGGGCGAGGCCGGCTTCGGCCTTAGCGCTGAACTCGCCGGCCAGCGCCAGGCCGCGGGCGTGGTTTGGGATCCGGCGCAGATGGCCGCGCTCGACCAGGGCGTCGACCAGCCGGTGGACGCCGCTCTTGGAGGCAATGCCCAGCTGCAGGCACATCTCGTCATAGGTCGGCGGCACGCCCGACTGCGCCAGCCGCTCGCGGATGACGCGCAGGCAGTCGGCCTGGCGGGGCGTGAGACCCATCATGGCACGACCTCGCCAGGCGCGGCGGCGAGCTGGGCCTGAGCCCATGCCAGCGCGGCCAGGCGCAGCTCGGCCGGGAGCTTCAGGAAGGCGCGGATCTCGTCGGCGTTCCTGCGCAGCGTCTCAAGCGAGCGGGCGGCCGCATTGAGCCGCTCCAGGTCGCGCTGGCCGAACTGGTCGCCGCGCAGCTCCTTGATCGCCTTGCCGCCGAGCAGGGCGCGCTGGCGCGTCTCGGCGAAGCGAACGGCGTCGATCTGGAGCGGGAGTGGGATGGCGGGGGCGGTCATGCCATCCCCCCGACTACTGAAGCGATTGGTGCCTTGCTGGCGGTTCGACTACAGGATGCCTTCCTGAAACCCGAGATGGGGTAGCTTAGATGGTAGGCCTTGCTGTTTTCCTGGTTGGAGTGGTGCTCGTCGGCATCGGTTACTGGCGTAACTTGGACGCGGCAAAGCCGCCCGCGGTCGTTCGCGACCCCGCCGGTCATGCCCTGCAGGCGAGCAGTCATCTCCAGAATTTGCTGCAGACCCTGACGGATTTCGGGCCGCTCGTGATGTTCGGCGCGCTGATGATCGTTGGGGGCGTCGGCATCTTGGTGTGGGAGGCGAAGCGTTAGCACGCTCTCGCTTGTCTGCATCGGGGGCCGCTGGGGGATGGCTGCGCTTTTCATGAGCGCGGACACCAGCTGATCATGACGCCCTCGAAGGCCATGTCTGGGTCCGCCGCCTGCTCGTGGGCGGCCTTCCAGAAGGCCTGAAGGTCGTTCCAATGCAGGAAGCCGTCGGCGCGTGCGAAGTCGTCCAGCTTCGTGGCCGTGCCGAATGCTTCGCCGGTGTCGAGCAGCTGGACATAGCCGCGGGCGATCCACAGCCGGATCGGCCGCACGGCCGTGCAGAGCTGGTCGGGGACGATCCGGCGGCAGTGCTTCGTCCGCATGCCCTGGTAGAGCTGCAGCAGCTCGCCGGGCCTCGCATGACGCTTGCGCAGCGAGCGGATGGTCTGGCGCTTGACGATGCCCGTCGCCGGGTGGCCGCTGGCGATCGGCTCAGCGAAGCGCTCGTTGAAGGAATAGGCGACCATCAGCCCGCCCCCCAGAAGCGGAGCGGATTGCCGGCAGCGGCCAGATGTGTGGACATTGCAGGCGGGTGCGGAGACCGTTCGGGATGTACTACCCGTGCAAGCGAGCTGAGGATTGAGTCATGCGATGCCCTAGCAGCGAGCGTGACGATGCGGGTGTTCAAAAGACTTTCGGGCTGCGGAGCCCGGCCGACATGCTTTCGAAGCTGAAATGGGAGCGAGATCTTGCCGTCAATTTGGGATCGACGAACACGCTGGAAGCCATATTTGCTCTGGTGAACGCCTTCACAACCGCCTGGCACCTTGCTGAGTGGACATCCTACGCGGTCGATCCGACCAGCATTGCAACGGGCGGGCTTGGCGAATATCGCGCCGACGTCGTTCGTCGCTGCCCGGAGTTGCGTTTCTGTGATCAGGTGGCCAATACGGTGAAGCATCGCCAGAGGCTTCGAGGGAACGACCCTGGCATTATCGCCCGCTCTATGGTTCGCAGCGTGCTCCGCCGTCGCGAAGATTATGCAGGTCCGCCGGTTCACTTGGCCCTGGTCTTCGACCCTCGAATTCGAGATGCGGCTGGAGAGCATTCCGCCATCGCGGTGATTGATACTGTGATTGACTTTTGGGCGGGTGAGCTGGAGCGCCTCCAGCTCACCCGCCGAGTTAACCATCCACCCAACGGGTGACGCGCTCATCCGAAGATCTCCGTCAGCTCGGGTTGGGTCTCGGGCTCGGGGGCGTGGCGGCGCACCGACGCGTCCTGCGGCGGGGCGAAGGCGCGGGGCGTGCGGTCGTAGACGCGCAGGCGGTGGTCGAGGCAGTAGCTCGTCGGGACGCTGACCGCGGCGCCGCAGACGCGGCGGCCGCCGAAGAGGTCGCGCCGATCACCGGCGTCGTCGCAGACGATCCAGCGGCACTGCCCGGCGCGGGCCTTGGAGAGGAGGACGCTCATGTCAGCCCTCCAGGAAGCGCACGAGGGCGCCGTGCAGCTGGTTGCGCGAGCCGTCGTCTCCGACCGGCCCGTCGAAGCCTTCGAGTGACCGCTTCAACGCCTGGGCGAGCAGATCCTCGACCATCTCGGGATCCGGCTCGAAGCCGGGCGAGCAGCCGCCGATTGCCTGGCTGACCGCATTGGCGGCGAGCGAGGCGACCTCGATAATGGTGTTGGTGGATTCCTCATGGGTCATGGCGCCCTCACGTGGTGGGCGCCGAAGCCAGCGCGGCCTCGAAGGGTTCGACGATGAAGTCCTCCCCCGCCGTACCGATCGCGATGCCGGTGACAGTGCGGGCGGTTTCGGCATCGGCCAGGATGGCCTCCTTGTTCGGCTCCTCCTTGACGCGGATGAAGCGGCTGAGGCCAAGATCCCGCAGGCGCGAGAGCACGTCCTCGACCTTAGTGATGCGGACGCTCGGCGGCCGCAGGCGCCACTTCACCTCGCCTGTGCCGAGATCGACCGTCTTGGTCTTGTCACCGCCCGTCAGCGCCGTGCGGTTTGCCTCCGCCCACATCTTCAGGCCTTCGGTGCTGGCCGCAACGCGCTCGCGGAAAGGCTCGGCCTTCTCCTCGTAGTCCTGCTTCAGCTTGGCGATGCGGTCGTTCATGTCCGCCTCGAGGCGGGCCAGCCTGCGGCGATCGTCGCCGATCTCGCGGACGGCGCGAGCGGCATCGTCGCGGTTCTGAGGAACCGGCAAATTGGCACCAAGGGTTTTGGATTTAAGCCTGCTCATGATGGATCTCCTGGATGAGGTCTGAAAGGGTCTGCGGATCCGGCGGGGCGCTGACCGAGACGACGAGCTGGGCCATGGCGATGACCTCGCTGACGGAGATGCGCACGGCCTCGCGCTGGGGCGCCCAGAGGATCCGGCGCGCGGTGGCGAGCGGATCGACCGGCTGCGCCAGCCTGATTGCAGCGTTGTCCTCGGCGGCATGGAGCGTCGCCAGCAGGGCGTCGGTCGCGGCGCAGTAATCGGGGTCGTGGGCGCGCTGCGCCTCGGCCTGGCGGATGCCGTGGCCCACGGTGGTATGGTTGCGCCGGGTCGCCGCGGCGATCGCGGGGAGGCTGAGCAGCGTCAGTTTCGACGCCAGCCACCAGACGGTGCAGCGCGCCTCGACCACGTCGGGCTGGCGACGGTCCGACAGCATCTCGCGCCGGGTCACCGTGGTGGCGAGTTCGACGGCGGCGACGATCTGCGCCAGCGAGGTCAGCCGCTCGCTCATAACGCTGCTCCCGGCAGCAGCGGCGCCCGCACCGCGAGATCGCGCAGGGCATGCTCCAGATTGAGCAGGAAGCGGCCGTCGCGGACGCCATCGCGCGGCAGGGCGCTCTGGCGCCTCACCTGGGCGGCCAGGTGGCGCAGGTCCATGTCGAGGCCGAAGCCGGTCGGTCCTTCGGTGGCGGCGAGAATGGCGTCGGCGCGCTCGTCGAGCGTCGGGCCGTCGAGAGCGCGGCGCAGGCTCGGGCTGGCCGCCAGAAGGCGCTGCTGGTCGAGGAGGAGGCTCATGCCGCGTCCCCGCCTTCGCCCTGGCAGTCGACCCGCGAGATCGCCGGGCGCGGCACCACCGGGAAGGTTACGACGTTGCTCTCGCCGATCGGCGCCGAGAGCTGGGCGAGGCCGCGATCGCGCCCGTCGTCCCCGCGGTCGAGCTGGTCCTGCAGAGCGCGCTGGTCGCGCTTCAACGCCTCTTGAAGCGAGGGGGAGGCATGGGCGCTCGCGACCAGGTCGAGATCGCGCGCCACCGCCTCGAGTTCGTCGGCGACGGCGGCGCGCTCCTCCAGCACGTCGGCTTTCTCGGCCATGACGTTGAGCGCGACATAGAGTTCGCGGCAGGCGTCGATCGTCGGGCGCTGATGCGACCCGACATAGCGGCGGAAGAGGTCGCGGATCTCGCGCAGATCGCCGGAGAGGGGTTTGGGCTGGGCGGTGCTGGGCTGCACGGCTCAGCCCTCGCCGCGGAGGTTGCGCCGGTGCGCGGCCTGCTCGTCGCGCTCCATCGAGGCGAAGCCGAACAGCCCGACCAGGCCGAGCAGCACGCCGGCGACCAGGAAGCAGAAATAGACCTCGGTGACGACGACATAGGGCCGCATGGCGCCGGCGCCGAAGGGCCCGAGCATCGCCATCGCCGCGAAGATCAGTTTCAAGCCGGAGGCGATCATCAGGCGGTGTCCTTCTGCTGGCGGTTGGGGCAGGTCTTGCAGGCGTGGGAGAGCCGGGCGCGCGTCGAGTTCGTCGCGGCGAAGGGCGTGGCCTGTTCGCGGAAGCAGCGGTCGCGGCCGATGTCGCCGAGGATCGGGCAGAGCACCGTCTCGCCCATCAGGGCGCCGCGGACGGTGGCCAGCACCCTGGCGACGTCGCCGGGATACTTGTTGCCCAACACGTGGCTGATCACGGCGTCGGAGTAGCCGAGGCGCCTGGCAAGCGCGCGCGAGGTCTGCGCCTTGCAGGCTTCCGCCAGGACGAGGATCTCGGCGGGCACCGTCTCCCCCCAGGCGAGGCGGGCCTTGGCGACGGCGTCGAGCTTGCCGGCCGAGCCGGGGACGGGTCCGCGGTTCATGCCGCCCATCCCTTGGTCTGGAGACCGTTAAGGTTAACGGACTCGCCGTTGTTGCGATCGACGATGGTCTGCTCGCGATGCCTCACGATCGGGGCGAAGGGGCCGGTGTTCTTGCGCCGCAGCAGCTGGTAATGGCCGACCGTGCCCTTGCGGCCTAGGAGGGCGACATAGCCCGCCCGGCGCAGCCACCAGAGATAGTTTTGGGCGACACCGTCGCTGATCGGCGCCTCCTCGGTCGAGGCGGCGCAGGCAAGCTCGCGGATGGTGAAGCTCTGCAGCGCGCGCATCGCCCGCCAGAGCTGCTGGCGACGAACGGCCTGGCGGTTGTGCAGCCTGCCGAGTTCCGGCTCCACCGCTTCCCGGCGCAGCAGGCGATAGGTTTTCTCGCAGCGGCCGCCCCAGTGCCGGGTCGCGGCGACCTCGACATGGCCGTCGGCGAGCAGCGCGAGGACATAGTTGGTCACGGCCGGGCGGGTGACGCCGCCGGTCAGGCCGAAGACGTCGTTGACGGTGAAGAGCCCGCCACGCTCGCCCGCGACCTTGCGGATCGTGGCCCAGTAATGCTTGCCGCCGCTGAGTGGCGAGGACTGTCCCTGCTTCATCACGCGCTCCTGCGGGAGGTGCGCGCCGGCGGGTTGCCGGTGAAAAACTCGGGGACGAGGCCGCCGGCTTCGATCGCCTTCAGGCCTCGCGTCGCTGCGAATTCGCGGGCGCGGTAGAGGTTGGTGACGATGCGCCGGGCGCGCCCCTCGGAGGCGTTGCGCATCGCCTCCAGCATCGGATCGTCGATCGAGAGCTGCGGGCAGAACATCTGCGCGAGCTTGCGGGTGTCCTCCAGGTCGCAGGGCTGGGCGGCGACCCAGTCGAGCACGCGGTTGTGGACGCGCTCGATCTTCATCAGCTTCTGCGGCAGCAGCTCCTCGCCGATCAGCACGATCGGGATCTGCGCGCCCTCCTGGATCTCGCGCACCAGCTCGATCATGCCCTTGTCGACCAGCTTGTCGGCCTCGTCGATGAAGAGCGGCGGGTGGTTGGGCTCGGCCAGGCGGATGATCGCCTGCTCCGTCAGATCGGCGACCGTGCCCTTGGGCTCGCGCACTCCGAGTTCCTTGAGGATGGCGCGGACCAGCGTCTTCTTGGTCCAGCTGTCGCCGATCTCGATGCGCGGGCCGCCGGTCTTGTTCTGGGCGAAGACGGCGGAATAGGTCTTGCCGTAGCCGCTGTAGCCATGGACGACGCCGAAGCCCGGCATATGCGCGCCGCGATCATTGAGGCGCTGGACCAGCCCGACCATGTGGACGACGTTCTTCAGCAGGGCGAGCGAGGCCGGGCGCTGAAAGCCGTCCGTCTTGATTTCAGGTGTCATAGCGTTCATCTGTTCCTCGTGATGACTTGATCGGCCCCGCTTCGGCGGGGCTCTTTTTTGGTCGGCTAACGCAACGCCGCCTCGCCAAATTCCTCGTAGAGACCGTCCAGGCCGCGCTTCTCGCTGCTGTTGGCGAAGCCGCCGTAGAAGGCCGCCTGCTCGGGCGAGATCGGCTCGCCGGCCTCCAGCAGGGCATGCAGATCGAGCCAGCGCCGGTAGCGCTGCTGCGGGGTCTCGTGGTCGCGCAGCGGGCGGACATTGGAGGCGCGCCGGGCCGCAGGGGCCGCGTCCTGAAGCTCCGCCAGCAGCTGCGCGTGGACCCTGGAGGCGGCCTCGGAGAGCGGGGCGGCAGCCGGCGCCTCGCCTCTGCGCATTGCGGCGATCTCCAGCCCCGCATCGAGCGCGGGCGTGGTGTGGATCTCGGAGCGCGGCGGGAAGGCGACGAGGTTGCCCGCAGCCGCGGCGGCATCCTTGAGGCGGCCCTCCAGCACGGTGCGCTGGGTGACGCCTTTCTTGACCTGGCGGGTGATCTCGGCCGTCTGCGCGTCGATCGCCGCTTTCTGCGCGGCGCGGGTCTGGGCCAGCAGCTCGGCCGGGTCGACACCGGCGCGCTCGGGGTTCAGAGCGCGGCCGATGAAGCGGTCGCCAGTCTCGTCGAAGAGCCAGACGGTGCCGGCGTCATGCGGGTCGAGCCGCACGAAGACGCGGTCGCCCGGCAGGCAATCGGGCGCGAGATAGTGGAAGCCGCCAATGCGCACGCCGCTCTTGCCAACGGTGCGGATGCCCTCGGCATCGGGAGCCGGCATCAGCAGCGTCGCCAGCGCATCGGCATCAACCGTGCGGATGGCCCGTGTCGAGGCGGCGGCGCGGGCGAAGGGCGACACCATGCCGATGCCGCCATGCCCGCGATGGGCATAGATCTCGCTCGCCCAGCGATCGACGATCGCCTGCAGGGCCTCGCCCGTCATGGTGACGTTGAAGGCGTCGCTGTCGCTCTGGCCGAGACGGGCCGCGAAGGCCTTGCGCCCCTCGATTGTCTTGCGATGGGCGACGCTGTGGCCGACGAAGCCCTCCAGCATGCGGGCGCAATCGGTCTGAAAGGTGCGGATGTTGCGCTCGACCACGCCCTTCTGCCAGGGCGAGAAGGCGTCCGAGCGGATCGCCTCGATCTGCAGCTTGCCGAAGAGGCGGACCGTGGCGCGGGCGACGAAGTCGGAGCCGTTGTCCGTCTTCACAGCATCCGGCACGCCCCAGGCGAGGATCGCCTTGCGCATCAGCATCTGCACGGCTTCCGAGCGCGGCGTCTTCGAGACGAAGAGGCACAGCCGCCGCGACCAGATGTCGATGCAGACATAGATCGAGTGGCGGCCATCGACGCAGAGCGCGTCGACCGGCGAGGCGTCGATCTGCCAGAGCGCGTTGAGATGCGGCACGAGATGGGCGCAGGAGCCCGAGGTCCGCATCTTCGAGCGGAAGCCGTCCGGGTCCATCATCCGGAGCAGGCCGGCGGCGTGCTCCTGCTTCCAGGCCTTGAAGCGGATCTCGAAGGCGCGCTGGACCGGCAGCGCCAGCCCCTCGGCCGCCAGCCTTGCGCCGAACTCGGCCCGGACCGTCTCGTAGATCTGGCGGGCGGTGTAGAGTTCGTTGAAGGAATGGACCGCGAGCGCGAAATGCTTGATCTCGCCGTCGAAGGCGGCATCGAGCACGCCTTGGCCCCGGCGCGCGGCGCCCTTGTCGACCGCCAGGCGCTCCGTCTCGCCCTCGCGGGCGCTCTCCAGCCAGCGCCGGACGGTACGCGCCGAGAGCCGCGGCAGCACCTTCCCCGCCCAATCGGGCAGGTCGACCCGGCCGAGATTGTAGAGATCGACGAAATGGCCGATCGCGACCGTCTGCCTGAGGCCCGACGAGCGGGTGAAGGCCTTGAGCGCGCCGAGCACGGCGAGCCTCGCATCGAGCTGAAGCGTCGCCGCCCGGACCGTGCCCGCAGCCGGCTCCGGGGCCGCCTGGAGCGCCTCGGCCGCGCCTGTCGCTGCGGCCTCGACCGGCACATGGGCGCCGAAATAGGCCGTGCGGGCCGCCACGGGCAGCAGATTGACGTGATACTCGACGCCGCCGCCGCGGCCGGCGCGCGGCCGGCACAGACCGGAGAAGCGCGACCAATCCTCGCGCTCGGCGAGCAGATTGACGTTGCGCTTGGTCGTCGGCAGGCCCGGCAGGGCCAGCTCCGCGATCTCGGCGGGGTTCAGCCAGAGCTTCACGCTGCCGCTCCGCGCCTGGATGCCTTGGGCTTCTGCGCCGCATCCGCCGCCGCGACCTTGGCCTGGACCATGGCGAGCGCGTCGCGGAGCTGGCCGGGCGTCATCCGCGCCAGCAGCGCCTCCAGCTTGACGAGCGGCCCATCCTCAGGCCGCACCGCGCCGGCGGGCACGAGGCCGGCGCTGACGCGGGCCTTGGCGACGTTGCTGGCACGCCCCTCGGCGACCTCGCGGGCGGCCGTGACCTGCTCGGCTGGATCGAGCGCCGCGAGCGCCTGCAGCTGCGCCTGGTTGTCGGCGAGCTTTGTGCCGCGGATGAGGGCGACGGCATCGGGGGAGAGAGCGGCGGCAAGCGCACATGCCAGCTGGACGGAGCGTTCACTCAGCCCGGTCGCCTTGGCTGCATCTTTGGAGAAGCGAGCAAAAGTCGCAATGTTTGCGACTTTCCCGGCATCGGTCTTCGGCTTCTTCGCTTTGCCGTGAGCCGCCTGCGGGTTCAGCACCTCGTAGACGCGCTTGCGTTCGGCGAGGAAGAAGGCGCGATCGAGAGGGTTGAGTTCCTCGCGGGCGAGGTTCTCGTCGATCTCGATCATGCGCGCTTCGTCGTCGTTGCATTCGACGAGGACGGCCAGGATCTCTTTGCGCCCAAGAAGCGCCGTCGCCGCACAGCGCCGGCCACCGGCAATCAGCTTCAGGCCGTTCCCTGTGGGATGAACGCGGACGATGATGGGCTGCAGCTGTCCCAGCTCGCTGATCGAGGCTGCTGTGAGCTGGGCATTGGCCTCTGTGACGGGGCGGAGCCGGTCGGAGACGTCGATTGTGGCCAGTTCGGCCAGGAACATCGGCGAGCCGGCAGTCAGGTTGGCGAGCAGGGACATCAGGCGGCCCTCTTCATCGCCCGCGGACGGCCGCGCCGGACCAGGCGCTCCCCCGAGGCCGACCAGCGGTCCGGCCAGAGGATGTGAAGCGGGATCTTCAGCGCCTTGGAGATCACCTTCTCCGCGCCGAGCTGCGGCCGGCGAAGGGCGGCGCGCAGCGCGACGTCGGAGACGCCGTAGCGCTCGGCGATGGCCGGCAGAAAGCGGAACTGCGACTTCCGAACCGCGGCGATGATGTCAGCTTCGTGCATGGGGCCTCGACGATTGGCGGGAATGGCCGCCGTCTGTTAACCTTGCGAGTAACGAACGATACCGTAGCTCGACTTTTAGCGATACGCAAGGTCGATAATCGACGAATAGCGACAATGATCGACGAAGAGCTAGACGACGCATTCAAAGAGCGATTCATTGTGTTGTTAAGTCGATTTTCGACGATGAAAGCGGCTGCCGAGATTGCCGGCGTTTCGGCGGAGCAACTCGCCAAATGGCGAGAAGGCAGGGCCAAGGCGCCGCTCCGGCCCATCGCGAATCTGTGCGAGGCGAGCGCGACATCGCTCGACTGGCTGGTCTTTGGACGGGCCGCGCCGGCCGGAACGGCCGTTCAGACGGGCCATGATCAAACCGAGGAGCGAGCGGGCGTCACCATGATCCCGCTCCTGGATGTCATCGCCAGCGCAGGTTCAGGCGTCGAGAATTCGCGGCCCTACGAGATCAGCCGGCTGCCGTTTCCAACAAGCTGGCTGCGGCGCCTCGGGGTGCCCGAGAAATACGCCCGCTTTCTCGACAGCCGCGGCGACAGCATGGAGCCGACGATCGCCGAGGGCGCGATCGTGCTGGCCGATACGCGGTTCCAGCAGGCCAACGTGAACGGGATCTACGTACTGGTCGACGGCAACAATGTCAGGATCAAGCGCATTGCAGTCGGCTTTCAGAACTCGATCGTGCTGATCAGCGACAATGAGAGATATGCCTCGGAGACGCTGTCGCCGCCAGATGCCGAAGCATTGAGAGTCGCAGGCAAAGTGGTGTGGGCTGGAGGCGAGATATGAGGGTGTTGATGATCGCGGCCGTCCTAACGCTCGCGATACCGCAAGCAGTTCGGAGCCAGGAGCGCTCGCCGCTGGTGTCGAAGGTGGTCGAGCTGGGCGTCGCGCAGCAAGTTGTCGGAGCCAAATGCCCTGGCTGGTCGCTCAATCAGGAGGTGATCGCACTCGCCGTCATGGCGGTGGGCCTCGCAGGCCAGCGAGCCCAGCTCGATGCCGTCACAGAAGCGGAAGTGTCTGCACTAGCCGAACAGGCCAAGAAGACGTCTCTGATGGAGTCTTCCCAATGCAACGACCTTGCGGGCCAGATGATCGCCGACCCTCTCAATCCGAACAGGTCGATCCCGGTGTTTCTCCGCGACCTGAAATGAAAGCCCTGACAATAAAGCTGCTCGTGTTTCTGTCGCTGTCGCTGGCTGCGCCCGTCGTCCAGGCGCAGGACTTGAAATCGATCGCGCTCGCTAATGAACTGGGATCGGTCCTCGCCTCTGAGGAGCTGTGCGGACTGGCTTTCGAGCAGAGCGCTATTGCCGCTTTCGTGGAAAAACGGATCCGACCCGACGATCTCAGCTTCGCTTCCAACCTGAAGACGATGACGGCCGGCAACGAATTCCAGCTGAGAGGCATGAGCGCCTCGTCGAAGACCGCCCATTGCACGCAAATCAGACGCGTCGCGAAGAGTTACGGCTTCACCAGGTGAGACGCGGCGGCCTTGCGGCCGCCGCCTTGGTTCAAGCGACCTTCAAATCGGCCGGGCCGAGATCCCAGGAATCGGCCGCGGTGTCATCCGCTGCCTCGAGCTGGTCGACATCGGCCGAGACCTGGCCATGGCGCGCGATGACCACCGCGTCCTCCCAGTCGCCCGTCTTCGGATCGCCCGTGCGCCGGAAGGCGACGACGCCGGCCCGGATCGGCTTGTAGCGTTCGAACAGGCGCCGGGCATGGTCCTCGTCGTTCGCCTCCATCGGCGTATCCGCGCTGATCTTGCCCCTGGCACCCTTTACGGCGCTGAAGGTCTGGACGACGAAATAGGTCAGGTGCTTGACGGTCTCGCGCTGCGGGCGGGTCTTACTCATGACGACGCTCTCCTGTTGACGCCCCGATCCTCTTGCCGGGGCTGCTCCCAGATTGACGCCGTGATGAGAACGAAAAAAGAACATGCCTGACGCGGGGAGTCAGGAGGCCGTGACTCATGGGCAGGCGAAAGGGCGAGGTCACCGACCGGATGCGAGACAAGACGCACCCGTTCCAGGTCGAGATGCTCGTGCCCGAGACCGGGCTCGGCAACGCGCATCTGATCATGCTGCGCCTGGCGGCGCGCCACGACTATGAGACGACGCACCGGCGCGACGGCGGCCGCCGGATGATGCGCTGGTGCTTCTGCACGCGCGAGGCGGCCGACGGCTTCGCCGCGGACTGCGGCGGCCGGCGCGTCGACCTTCCCGTAGATCCCACTTATCTGCGGATCGACCGGCCCAATGCGCGCGAGCTGGCGCGGCGGGAGAAGGCGGCGCGGTTCGGCTTAGAGGCGCGACCGGCTGAGGATAGCGGGGACAAATGCTTACGCGTTGAGAGCGAACTTGCGGAAGACAGCCGACTCAGGGTCGAAGTTGGGGTTGTCCACAAGCAAAAGGAATAG